ATATTTCGCAAAGTGGACGAACGGTATGGCCCGTCAGGAGTATTTCCTCCCATGGAAGGCGTGTCCGCATCCGAAGACTGATAGGTATCCGTTGACTTCGGATTGCCTCTTTTCGGAGTTGATTTCGATTCTTAGCATTTCCAGCTCATACCGGGCCAGGCCGCCCCACTCCCTTTCGATGCGTTCATACTCGGCTTCTAATCGGCGCAGACGTTCACTCATGGGAATCTCCTTTGGATAGCTATCACTAGCATCAGTGCGTACAAGTCATTCGTTCGTTTCGATGAAGAGATTATGCAGTTGGTCAGAATGGAAGTAAAGTGTCTAGTTGAGAAAATTCATGTACGCCGACGAACGGTTGCGCTCGACTGTCTGCTGCGGTGTCGATATACTCGGCCTATTGCGAACAATGGACTGATTAAATGTACAAACTCAATCCTGCGCTGCGAGCGGTCTGGCGAACTCGTGCCCGTTACAAAGTCATCTATGGCGGCCGGGCGTCTTCGAAGTCGCACGACGCTGGCGGTATAGCCGTTTTCCTCGCGGCCAACTACAAGCTAAAGTTCCTCTGTGCTCGCCAGTTTCAGAACCGCATCAGCGAATCGGTCTACACGTTGATCAAGGACAAGATCGAAAACTCAGAGTATAATGGCGAATTCATCTTCACCAAGAACTCTATCAAGCACAAGAGTACCGGGTCAGAGTTCCTATTCTATGGGATCGCCCGTAACCTGTCGGAAATCAAGTCCACCGAAGGCATCGACATTCTCTGGCTTGAGGAAGCTCACTATCTGACCCAGGAGCAATGGGAAGTCATCGAGCCGACCATCCGGAAAGAGAACTCAGAAATCTGGATCATCTTCAACCCGAACGAAGTGACCGACTTCGTGTATCAGAACTTCGTGGTCAAGCCACCGAAAGATTCCTGCGTCAAGATGATCAACTGGAATGAAAATCCGTTCCTCAGTGAGACGATGCTCAAAGTCATTCACGAAGCATATGAGCGCGACCGGGAGCAGGCCGAGCACATTTATGGCGGGATTCCGAAGACTGGTGGCGACAAATCCGTCATCAATCTCAAGTTCATTCTTGCGGCCATCGACGCCCACAAGAAACTCGGCTGGGAGCCGGCCGGATCGAAGCGCATCGGCTTCGACGTTGCGGACGACGGCGAGGATGCGAACGCAACTACGCTCATGCACGGCAACGTCATTATGGAAGTGGACGAATGGGACGGCCTGGAAGATGAACTGCTCAAGTCGTCCAGCCGCGTTTACAACCTGGCGAAGATGAAAGGCGCCTCGGTCACTTATGACTCCATCGGCGTCGGCGCTCACGTCGGATCGAAGTTCGCCGAGTTGAACGATGCCAGTCCCGACTTCAAACTGATCTATGATCCATTCAACGCGGGCGGCGCTGTCGATAAGCCTGATGATATCTACATGAAGCTGCCGCACACGACGATCAAGAACAAAGACCACTTCAGCAACATCAAGGCGCAGAAGTGGGAAGAAGTCGCGACCCGATTCCGGAAGACTTATGAAGCGGTTGAGCATGGAAAGGTTTATCCCTTCGACGAATTGATTTCGATCAACTCTGAAACGATTCACCCGGACAAACTAAATCAACTGTGTATCGAACTTTCGTCGCCGCGCAAAGACCTGGACATGAACGGCCGGTTCAAAGTCGAGTCCAAGAAGGATATGCGCGAGAAACGCAAGATCAAGTCGCCGAACATCGCTGACTCGGTGATTATGTCGGCCATTCTGCCGATCCGGAAGCCCAAAGGTTTCTTCGACTTCTAAACACAGAAAAGCCCGGATCGCTCCGGGCTTCGGGTCTTACTCGGTGTGGTTCCTGGCGCTGAGTGTCGACGCAACGGCCTCGCCGACTCCCAGGGCTTCCTGGCCGGCCGCGAGCGCTTCGGCTTCCGACTCGACGATGAAGTCATCACCTTGGCCGTCGCCTGGCGGAACCTCGACCAGCACGGCTTCTTCGCCTTCGAACCGCAGGTCATAAGTCTTTTCGACGGACAGTCCGTAACGGGCATTGAGCGCATCCCAGAGCTGAGCTTCATAGTTGCGCAGGTCTTGCAGAGATTTCTGGTGGCTGAGCATCGCCATATCGACGGCCCGTTGCAGGGTTTCGTCCAGGACGTTGAATCGCATGCGAAGAGAACGAATCCGCTCGACCACTTCCGCATCCACTACATGTCTTTCGATCATCGCTTTTCACCTTTGCTGAATGTTACGTTGTAGCCATTGTCGGCCAGGTAGGTCAGGGCGCCTTCGAAGGAAGTTCCGACGAGATGCTTGAGCTGCATTTCGCGTTGCGCGGCGATCCAGAATGCCGTTCCGGAGAACTCTGCGTGGCCTTCCGACAATACCTTGCCATCAGGCCCGTCGATCCGAACGTGAACGGAAGATAGCTTCAGTACCATCAATGAATCCCTCCACTGGCTTGCGACGGCATGCTTTCAGCGCGAGCGGCTTCACAGTCCGGGCAGGGACAGGCTTGGCGGACGCGCTCCAACTCGTCGGCGTCCATGACATAGAGCTTCCCATCGGAAGTGTCGTGCGCCATGGCGATGTTCGGGAAGTCGGTGGCGCTCAGGCCGGCGACAGCGCGGATTTCGCCCCAGAGCGCTTCATTCTCGGCATTCAGGCGAGCGGCGAGCGCTTCGTGCTCTTTCGCTACACGCGCCATGAACTCGTCCATCCGGAATGCGAATTCCGCATCGATGGCGCGGGCCGAGGCCATAGAGCTGAGGTGAATCGGTTCTTTCTTCATGGTGATTCTCTTTTGGCTGGGGTTTGTGGTCTACCCAGGCCTATTCAAAGCCTGGGTAGCATGGTGCTGAAAATGAACAAGAATGCTACAAACGCCAATAGCGTCCCTGCGAGCATTCTTTCTTGACTCTGCAGCTCAGCACACTCCTTGGTGGACATTCCTTGCTGCGCCGCCTCGGCCGCGAAGCGGGCTTTCGCCTCGATAACTTCCGGGCGCAGCGAAAGGACATATTCTAAGGCCTCTTCCCGCGCCTTTTCGACCTCGACCAACCTAGGGTCGCGGGCCGAGACTTCGCTGTGCCCTGGCCTCGCGGGATGGGCCTGCAGCGCTTGAGGAAGTTCGGCTGCCACGACTCCATAGTCGGAGCAGGCCCAAGCGATCCCGATGAGGATCGCGAGGATGGACTGGACGATTCGCAGCATCACTTTGTCGCTAGGAAGACTCATGGTTAATCCTCCACCGACCGAACGATTTCCATATTGCGCCCGGCATTGGTTCCGGCAGCGTAGGCGCGCCGACCGTCACTGTCTTCCAGACGCATGAGTTTGGTAACATTCGACTTCTTGTAACCCGGATCGCCGAAATGTTCGTGGACCGCAGCCTCTTTCACCACAACCAGAGACGTTCCGGCCGAGGAAACCAGTTCCATACGTTTCCTGGTGATGGATTGGAGGCGATAGCTGATTTCCTGGGTCGCGGCGAGCTTAAATTGCGCGGCAACCTTGACGTTAAACCGCTCGAACCCTTGAGCCTTCTGATATTCCCGGCACAGACGGTCTACTGCCTCGACCAGGGAGTTGAACATGTTCACCGCAAGCTCAACATCCGATTTGTAGCCTTTAAATCGAACGGCATGACCCCAGCGCTTGGTGGTGCTGCCGTCGCGAGCGCTCCTGGACGCCTTAGCCGATGCTCGGTGATTGTTGATGCCACCGGCGAAATCCATGATGCAATCATTATACGTCGCCACTGCCACCGAGAAGAACTTCATCCAGTTCGGGATTGCGGAATAGTAGCGAGTAGCAATTTGCTCGTCGAATTCTTCGCGAATCTCACCGGTCGCTTCGAAGTCGTGAAGGTCATATTTATCCTTCAGCTTCTTCACGCGTTCTGCCGCGATGGCAGCTTCGTGCGGACTGGAAGAGTCGGCCGCCATTGCAGTCAGCTTGCGAATGCGATCTTTCGCCTTCTCGATGGCTTCAGGAGTGAATTCGTTATGGTCGGTCATGGTCGGTTCCTTTTGTCTGAAGGTTTCGCGTTTCGATGGAGCTATTCTGCCTTCATCCAGAGTGGAAGTAAAGCATTTTCTTTCATTATTTCGGAAGAGCCTGGAAATAGTTCCAGATCCAATCGCCTGCGGCCAGGACAACGACGAGAACTGCGAAGAACACGACTGCAGAGACCAATTGTGCGCCAGGCTTCAGCTTGGGGTGGCTGAGTTTTGGCTCTACCGGATTCGCCGGAGTGCTGGCGCTTGGCCCGGCGTCTTCTGGACCAAAGCCGGCGCCGCGCTCGCGTGCCTGGATGGACGCTATGGATTTCAAATACTCTGTCTGCTTTTGCGACTCTTCGTAGATGCCGGCGACGGCGAACCAGAGTGCGAACACTACGGCCGTGCAGACGACCCAGGCTCCGGTCAGAAGGATGGCCAGCGGACCGATGATTAAGACGGAAGCCGTCAGGACGATGGCGCCGCCCCAGATGATGAAGCCGGCCAGACCATTGGTGATGTCGATGCAGAATTTCTTCATTTTTCTGGTTCCTTCGGTCAAGGAATGGATGGGATTTGGAACTCGGCGCCGCCGAGGACATCAATGACGATCTCCCAGAGCGTCGGAACCGACCACTGATAACGGTCGAAGTCGGTTTCAGGATCGACTCCCATGGTTACATAGGAAGTGGCCGGCCATTTGTGAACGGCGCCTTTTCGCATGAGAGTGGCCACGCGACCGTCACCGAGCGGATTCGTCCTGTGAGGAACGTAAGCCGACATCGAGTATTGCTGTCCAGCGCCAATGATAAATTCTTGCCTCTGGCGCAGACATACAGAGCCTACAGGCTCCCAACCGCGACCGCCGCAGGCCTGGCGAGCCGAAGAGTGCTCATACCCTTCATGAGTCAATTCACCGAGGCGCGCCGAACGATCCACGTAATAATTTGTATTCTCCATAGACCCAACCAGAACCAAGGACTCGAAATCGAATCGGTGATCGTGGATGGAAGAGTGATGGAAACAAAGCCGGCGCGGCAGCTCCGGATGCCACACATGGAGGCGTCCGGCCGGGAGCTGGACCTGGACGAAGCCCAGGCCGTGCAGCGTGATTTTGTCCTTCATCGGATCAGGGACGGTATCCATGGATAATCCTCAGTAGCAGAAGTGGATGGTAAAGGTTATGATGGCCAAGCCGGTCGCCCATAGGAGGGCGAACCAGGCCATGGCTTTGATTGTAAGGGGATCATCCGAAGAACTTTCCGGCGCAGATGGGACCGATGCCCATGTCGATGGATGCGTGATTGGTCAACTCGCGACCGCAGCAGGAGCATTGACCAGTCTTCCGACCGTAGGCGACTGCCGATTCCATTGGCTTTTCGAACATCTTCAGGATATCGCCATACTCTGTGTCGGTGCAGTCGCGGCTCTTGATGAACTTGCCGTTAGTGATCCGGCCGAGGTAGATGTCGCCCAGGACATACAGACTCCCGGCGTTCCGGCTGTTAGCGCTAGCCTCTTTGACCACAACGATGAGAGGTTCCTCACCTTCGCCAGCCAGACGCATTTTCGGGCGCTTAATACCAGAGTCTTTCGCCTTCTCAAACGCCTTCTCGATTCCGGAAATGTCCAGAGTCGGCGCAGCAGCCTCCTGCGCGGCCACTTTCTCGCGATGTTTGGCGAGGTTTTCGATGGCTCGCTTAGCAGCAGCAATCTGATTTTCGGTCAACGAACCATATCTGTAAAGAGAATCCTTAAGGCTCTGGGCAAAGCTGAAAGAGTTGTCAGTCCACCACTCGATGATGTCCGGGTGAGCGGCTTCGAAAGCCTGAATTTTAAGGCCGCGATATTGCTCAGCCTTCTGTATTTTCTCGATGCGCTTTTCTGCCGCCTTAGCACGACTCTTGGCGCGTTGCTCCGGGCTGCTCTTGTACTCTTTATATCCAACGCCGCCGCAGGCAAAGCAGGCGCGACCATAAGACGAAGGACCACGGTACAGGCCGGTGCCTGCGCATTTGGGGCACTTTTCGCGATACAGCTTCGGTTCCTTCCAGGAGTTCGGGCGGGCACCCATGGACACCTCTTCCAGGGTCTTCGGCGCTTCGTTGTTGACCTCTACGGTGGCGAAGTCATCGCCCAGGTCTTCGAAGCCGGTGAACAGATTCTCTGCTGCGTTCATATCGATTCTCCTGTTTGGAAAGTTCGTTTCGATGGGTTGACTATACTCCATAAATGGAAACGCGGTAGCACTTTCGCACTACCGTTCGTCGGGTTGCTGACGATCAATAAATGTCGCTGCTGATCTTGAACCCATGCTCAGCGCCGTCGTTGTAGTCATACTCAGCATAGCTGTCGCAGTAGTCATTCAGATGTTGGATGATTCCAAGAACGTCGTTAGCGACCTTGTGACGCTTCGTCGCGATGGTCTTGGCAATGCTGTCGCCGACTTCCAGGGTTTCGGCGGTCCGGCGATGGATCAACAAACGGCTCCAAAGATAGAGTCGGACCCGGCGAATCATGTCACGATGGCGCCTCAGTCGGCTCTGCAGCTCTTCAATTTCGAATTCGCGAGATTTGACTACTCGTCGAAGCTGCTGAACTTCCAATTCCAAATCGGCCTTAGTAGCCATATTCACCTCAGAAAGGGAAATCGTCTGAGGCTCCAGGAAGCTCGACGATTGTTGTTGAGCCTGATCGGTCGAGTATGCATCCGACCGATCCTGCCCTATGGGGATAATGCCTGCACGAACCGTAACAAGTAACTTCTTTGACGATTCGCCATGTCGATCCTCCACACCACCTACATGCTGGTGGGCGCTTCGACTTCAGTTTGCGTTCGTCCAGGACGGCGCGTCTGTCGCAGGAAAGGCAGCGAGTCTTAACCGACGTAACCATGAGTGTAGTCGATCATGCGAATGAGTTTGTCATCCACCGATTCTCTCGACTTCAAACCGTTCAACGAATCCGACTGGCCGTTGCAATTTCCATTAATATCCATGGAAGACAGAAAGCCTGCCGACACTACTGTGATGTCAACTTTGTCTCCAGATTTCTTGAAGCCTTCGCATTCAGCGTCGAGGGCCACCAACGCACTCGCGGCCATGTTGACGTGACTGATTAAGACGGGGAAGATTACGGGAACTTCACGAGACATTCCACGAACCGTCATCTTCAGCACTACATACTTCATACTCGCTATCCTTTTTGTATGTGAGGAAAGAATTTGCTGTTTTCCGGATGGTGGAAACGTTCGGCCGCAGGCGGTCTTTCTTCCGGACACGGAATCGTCGAAGGCGGGAAAACCGCGCTGGAGATTATCGCCGCTAGCAGCGCAGCGGATGTCGACATCCACAGGGCAGTTTCCAGGCTGACCCGCACTTCCGGTCGGCGCGGCTTCATTCGCTCCAACCCCTTCCCGGCTCATAAGACGGGATGCTGCCGCCGCGAATCCAATTGTCCCACATATGGTTCAGACCAGTGGGCGGCTGGGGCGGCGGACTGTAAAAGCCGGGAACTTCTGTGCTGCTGAGGAAATAAGGCGTGCAAACGGCCCGAACAACCAGCTGATGTCGCTCCCACATCTTATCAATCGCTCTTAGCATGACGTCTTCACACTGAGCTTTGCTGTCGAACCGTCTGCTGGTATGATCCGGCATCTGGACACAGCCATCGCCAGTACAAAGAAAAGCAGTGGCGATCCATACTGTGATGCTTGCCATATCGTCACCCTCTTTGGTAGGTGAGCAGATTTTATTCCATCTGCTCGTCAGAAGTAAAGCGCTTTTCGTCGGGATAAATGCCGATGATGTCCGCGTCAAGCATCCAAATGTCCACGGACGGATCGTTGCTTTCGATCTGGTACAGGTGATACAGCTCTTTCTCGTCACGCGCCGATTCGCCGCGAGGTTCGACGGCCAAGATGCGACCGTGCCCTTCTCCATGCTCATCGCGATACATGACGCGATCCCCGACTTTATAGCGGTCTCTTTTAAAGAGGCGCGAGCGCGAGCTGTTCGGCGATTCCACTACCCAGGAATCAACAACCGCGTCTTTCACATTGCTGTACCACTTCGCAGATTTGTCGCAGTCGAACACGCCCAGAACTTCGCCGTCCTTCAACACGATATGTACGATAGGAAGAAGAGGATTCATGTTAATCTCCATTGGTTGATAATTAGAGTCTAATCTGCCGAAAAGTTCCCGTAAAGAATTATTTTCTCATAACTGATTAGTTGCGACTGTTAATGTGATGTATATGTTTGAATCTCTTTTGAACGTTTGATGTTTCCCCTATAATAAGCGCACACAACCAGCAACCGCATGGAATTAAAATGTTTAAACTTTCCTGGATATTCGGGCGCAAAAAGGATAATGCTGCCTGTTCTGAATCGGCGCCGGAGAAAGTCGCACGAATCCCTCAGCACGATCCGCTCGACCCTATGATTAAGCTTGGGAAGATTCGCGGCTGGAACGTCGAGCCGGAGAAAGCTCCGGTCATCCGTAGCGTGAAGGATTTTCTGGAGCCGGGTCTATCCGTCGCAATGGACAGTGCGTATGGTGACGGACCCACCCCAGCCGCGAAAGCTGCCGCTGGCGGCCAGAATCCCTATGTAGTCCCGACCATGCTGCAGGACTGGTATAATTCCCAAGGATTCATCGGATACCAAGCTTGCGCCATCATTTCTCAGCACTGGTTGGTTGACAAAGCTTGCTCCATGTCAGGCGAAGACGCCGCGCGGAACGGATGGGAACTCAAGTCGGACGGCCGGAAGCTGTCGGATGAACAAAGCGCGCTGATCGCCCGGCGCGACATGGAGTTCCGCATCAAAGACAACCTTGTCGAGCTGAATCGATTCAAGAACGTTTTCGGCGTTCGCATCGCGCTATTCGTAGTGGAATCCGACGATCCTGACTACTATGAGAAACCGTTCAACCCTGATGGCATCACCCCCGGCTCTTACAAAGGTATCTCCCAGGTTGACCCGTATTGGGCGATGCCGCAATTGACTGCGGCCTCGACTGCAGATCCATCTGCCGAGCACTTTTATGAGCCGGATTTCTGGATCATCAGCGGGAAGAAGTATCATCGCAGCCATCTGGTGGTCGTTCGTGGGCCGCAGCCGCCAGATATCCTGAAGCCGACATACATTTTCGGAGGCATCCCGCTCACCCAGCGCATTTACGAGCGCGTGTATGCTGCCGAGCGAACTGCGAACGAAGCGCCGTTGCTGGCGATGTCGAAGCGAACCAGCACCATTCACGTTGACGTGGAAAAGGCCATCGCGAATGAGGATGCCTTCAACGCCCGTCTGGCGTTCTGGATCGCCAATCGAGACAACCATGGCGTGAAAGTTATTGGTATTGATGAAACCATGGAGCAGTTCGATACGAACCTGTCCGATTTCGACAGCGTCATCATGAACCAATATCAGCTGGTTGCGGCCATCGCCAAGACTCCTGCGACGAAGCTACTCGGCACTTCTCCCAAAGGATTCAACGCGACTGGTGAGCACGAGACGATTTCTTATCACGAAGAGTTGGAATCGATTCAAGAGCATATATTCGACCCGCTGCTTGAGCGTCATTATTTGCTGCTGGCAAAATCGGAAGCGATCGATGTACAGCTGGAAATCGTCTGGAACCCTGTGGATTCCACAACCAGCCAGCAGCAAGCCGAGCTGAACAACAAGAAAGCGGCAACTGATGAAATTTACATCAACTCCGGCGTCGTGTCTCCGGATGAAGTCCGCGAGCGCCTGCGTGATGATCCGCGCTCCGGCTATAATCGACTCACCGACGATCAGGCCGAAACCGAGCCGGGCATGTCTCCGGAAAACCTGGCCGAACTCGAAAAGGCCGGTGCGCAGTCGGCGAAGGCGAAAGGCGAGGCCGAGCGAGCCGAAGCCCAAGCGGGCGCCGTAGAAGGCGCAGGCGACCCAGTTCCGGCCGCTCCACGCGGTACTAAGCCCCTCGCGAAAGCGGCCGAGGAAGGGGCCGGCGAGGCCGCTACACCGCCGTCGCGGCCGAACCCCAGGGCCGAGCTTCGGAACCTGCTGTCCGATCTACTGTCGAAACTCGAAGCCCTGGACGACGCGCAGGCTCCGGACGGCGTGGACATAGAGCAGGATGACGCGCCAGGTCTGAAGAGAACGTCAAAGCCGAGCGTATCGGGTATGGAGCCTTCGGTGTTTTCGTCCAACCGCATCGTCGGCCCTCGTGATCATTCTGAACTCCAGAGGATCAAGGTCAATGGAATTACTACCTTGATCGAAAATCCGCGCGGAAGTATCCGGCAAGGGAAGGATGGGAGCTGGCGAGTCCAGATGAAACACCACTATGGGTTCATCAAAGGTACGAAGGGGGCTGATGGTGATGAGGTCGATTGCTTCGTAGGCCCGAACCTTGGTTCGAAACGGGTCTTCGTCGTCAACCAGGTGAACAAAGAGGGGCAATTCGACGAGCACAAGTGCATGCTCGGCTTCAACAACATCAACGACGCCAAGTCTGGATATCTGTCTTGCTTCCGTCCGGGCTGGGATGGACTCGGCTCCATCCATGAAGTTGATCTGCCCGCCTTCCGTCGCTGGCTGGCAAACGGCGACACTACGAAGCCATTTGGAGGCAAGTGATGGCGTTCAAAGCCTCCAAGAAACGCGAACGCCGGGCGCCTCTTCCAGTCGGAAGAGGCAAGCCCATAATTCCTTCTGCTGGAATCGAAGCCTGGTATCGAAAGCAAATGAAGGATATTACCAAACTCATGATCGCCGATTATCGAAGTGAAATTGAAAAGGCCATATCCCAGCCCGCGGCCGAACGGTTCTTCGCGAAAGACGAATCTGTGAACGTCCTGTTCAAGATGACTCTGCGAAGCCTTCAGCAGCGATGGAATCGCATCTTTGAAGGTTTCGCATCCAAAATCGCTCCTGAGTTCGTCAATCGGGCCGACGAAGCCGCGACCGCTGCGACTCTACATAGCCTGTCAGTTGCCGGCGTCGATCAGCCGCGAGCTTCGTACAATGAGAGCGTCAGGAACACCCTGGAAGCCGCGACTACTTACAACCATACCCTCATCACCAATATTCAGGAGGAAGTCCACGAGAAAATTTACACATCCGTCATGCTGTCTCTGACTTCCCCAAACCCAGAGGAACAAGGAACTTCCGGAATAACAAATGCACTTCGAGAAGTCGGAAGGTTTTCTGAAAACCGAATCGAACTCATCGCAAGAGATCAAACCAGTAAACTTTACAGTTCGTTGAGTGATGAGAGAATGGCAGAGAATGGAGTCGAAGAGTTCGAATGGATGCACTCTTCGGCAGGAAAGACGCCTCGCCATACCCACCTGGAAAAGGACGGGAAAAGATTCAAACTGAATGACCCTAGACTTTGGGAAGGTCCGAAGGCCGACCAAGGGCCGCCAGGTTGGGCGATTAACTGCCGGTGCAGAAAAATCCCAATCATTTAGTCGTCGATAGGAGTGCGATATGCCGTTAGTCCATGGAACTTCCAATGAAGCCCGTTCTGAAAACATCAAGCGGGAGATTGAAGCAGGGAAAGACCCGAAACAGGCAGCCGCCATAGCCTATTCCGTCCAGCGCAGCGAGAAAGGGAAGAAGGCGAAAGATTGTTCGCCTGAACTCGTCGCCGATCTTCGCGCCCTGGTAGACTCGCTGTCGAGGCTCGTGAAATGAACCGAAAGACATGCATACGCCGACTCGCGACCGATGTAATCAAGGCCAATATTAACGGCGGATTCTTCAGCCTGAAGTTTGCCGCAGTTGATCTGGCCATCATCGGCGTCTCAATCCTGATTGCTTTCGGCTGATGATGCCGCGAAAATCCGGATTCTGAATAAAAATTCGGGTCCGGATAGCCGCAAATTACCGTTTCTGGGAAATAGCGGTAATTTGGAAAGCCTACTGCCGCAAGGCTTTAACATGCTAAATTCCTAATTTCCAATTTCGCCGCATGCCGCAAAAGTATATAGCATGGGAAATTAGGAATAACGTTCTAATAGAATTCATCTATAAGTAACGTTATAATATAACGTGAATCGATATGCTCTATACGTATTGAAATTCAATTTTTAATTGGTAAATTGGTAATTTGGATTAGTTTAAAGATTGAAAGTCTTGCGGCAGTAGGCTTAGACAAATCCCGTCAAATTTCCGAAACCAAGTTACCAGTTTTCGCGGCTGAGGAAATCCGGTAATTAGATCACAATACAGATTCTAGTGTAAATTAACAGTCGCGGCTACATCTAATTATTGTTCCGCTTATTTACCCTTGGATGTCCTGCGTATATAATACAGCCATAGTCCACGACTCTTCGAATTAACGATGGCAAAGTCGAAAAGAAAAATTGACGAAAATGGATATATGACCATCGAGGGTTGTCCAATCAGCTCTTATGGCATTTTCCAATATTCTGCCGGTCAACTCGGTCTTCCGGGCGATCCGATGCGGATTGTCAACGTGTATCGTCCGGAGTCTGCCGTTAGCGATCCTGAGTACATCGAATCTCTGAAGAATCTCCCGCTGATCGACGAGCACGAAATGCTGTCGGGATTCGACGGCGATGACGACGGCGTGGCTCCCGAAGACAAAGGCGTGGAAGGCATCATCACAGCCAACGCCTACTACGAAGCTCCATGGGCTCGCGGCGATATCCGCATCTATTCCCGCAACATGCAGCATCAGCTGGAAAGGGGCAAGGAAGATCTGTCCCTAGGCTATAGTTGCCGCTACACTGAGCAACCCGGCATCTGGAATGGAACGCCTTATGAAGTCGTCCAGGACAAGATGCGCGGCAACCACATCGCCCTGGTAAAAGAGGGTCGTGTGCCGGGGGCCAGAGTATTGGATGGTCTGTGCTTTGACCATCTCAGTTTTGATTTCAGACCATCCGATGAGGGTAATGAAATGGGTCTCAAGAAAGCCAAGCAGAAGACTCCTGTCCAGCGCGCAGGACAAGCTGCTGATTCGGCGGTCGAAGAGTTGCGCGCCCTGTGGCCGAAGCTCTCTGCATCTGTCCAGAAGTTCCTGGGCGAAGAGGCGCAGGAGCCGGAGCACCAGGAAGGCGCAGCCGCTCCGGCCGAACCGACCGACAGCGAGCACATGACCGAGCATCCGACTCTGGAAGGCGCTCAGGGAGACGACGAAGAGCACGAAGAAGCGCCGTCCGTTGTCGATCCGGCCGTGGCCGCCGTCGATCCGGAGCATCAAGAAGGTGCCGCATCCGAAATGTCCGGTGAAGGCGAAGTCGCCGAACTGATCTCCCAGGTCAAGGCCATTCTGGCTCGACTGGAGGGCACGGTAGCCGAAGAGGCGGACGAAGAGCATGGCAAAGGTCAAGATGTCGTCGAGGGCTTGGAAGAACAGAGCATCCTCAGCGGCGCGCAAACCGCCAGCGACGATGGTGGTGAGGGCAAGGATAACAGCGAGGAACTTCCTGAAATGGCACAGAAGAACGCGCAAGATGCTGCAATTCGTGGTCTCTATCGCGACATTGCTGCTAAAGATCGCCTCTACAAGCGTCTTAGTTCCGTGGTTGGTGCGTTCGATCACCGAGCTATGGACTCGGCTGAAGTCGCTGTTTACGGCGTGAAGAAGCTGGCGATCAGCTGTGAGAAGGGCCAGGAAGTTCTGGCGCTCGACATGTACCTGAAAGGCGTCGAAGCTGCTCGTGGCGCGGCCAGCCGTCAATCGAAAGCCCAGGATTCGGCCAGTTCTGCTCCGCAGTGCGCCGAGCTGGACAGTTACCTGAAGGGGGAGTAACCCATGTTCCAGAAACAAGTCTATCGCCAGTACACTCCTGGTTTTCCTGGTGATCTGATCGAGGACGGCCCGAAGCGTGCGCGGCCGGGTCGGATCATGGCGTTGGCATCGGTCACTCCGGCCGCGACTGCCACCGGCCCCAACCGCATCAGTCGCGCGTTCGGTTACGCAGGTGATGTCGGCTCCCTCGGTGAAGGCCAGCCGAAGACCGTTGCCGCGCGCGCTTCTGAAGTCGTGGTCGGCGGCGCAACCTTCTTCGGCATCCTCGGCCACCCGAAGCATTATTCTCTGTACGGGTCGGCCGGCGATTCCCTGGCCCCCAGCTATGACCTGCCCGATGGCTCCGAAGGCGAGTTCTTCGACATGGCCACCGGCCTGGTCGTCGAAATCTTCAACGGCGCCGCCACCGCCCTGGATTTGAGTTACGGCGATCCGGTGGCATATGTACCGAACAACCTGCCTACCGCCGACAACGCCCTGGGCCTGCCGGCCGGCGCCCTGGTCGGTTTCAAGGCTGGCTCCATGCCAACCGGCCTGGTTCAAATCCCCAACGCGCGTATCGTCAATGCCATCAGCCTGCCTGCCCAGTCGGCGGGGAATCTGGTAGCTGGCGTTACCATCGTCCAGCTCACGCAGTAAGGAGGCGTCATGAGCCATATCAGTAAGACCCATTCGCGCCTCGCAGGCCGTCACGCAAAGCCATTCGACCTGAAGAACGTCACCCACGAAGCCGTGGCCGCCCTGAGTCGCATCGGCCTGGTATTCGATCACGCCGTCGTCCAGGACCAGATCAAGGCCTTGGCGAAGGCCGGCGCATTCCGTTCCGGCTCGGCCATGGACAGCAACTTCACCGCCCCGGTGACCACGCCGTCCATCCCGACCCCCATCCAGTTCCTTCAGACCTGGTTGCCTGGGTTCGTGAAGGTCATGACCGCCGCGCGGAAAATCGATGAGATCATCGGCATCGACACCGTTGGCTCCTGGGAAGACCAGGAAATCGTTCAGGGCATCGTTGAGCCGGCCGGCACTGCGGTGGAATACGGTGACCACACCAACATCCCGCTGACCAGCTGGAACGCCAACTTCGAGCGCCGCACCATCGTTCGTGGTGAGCTGGGTCTGCTCGTGGGTACTCTGGAAGAGGGCCGCGCTTCGGCCATTCGCCTGAACAGCGCAGAGACCAAGCGTCAGCAGGCGGCCATCGGTCTGGAAATCTTCCGCAACGCCATCGGTTTTTACGGCTGGCAGAGCGGCCTGGGCAACCGCACCTATGGTTTCCTGAATGACCCCAACCTGCCGCCGTTCCAGACCCCGCCGAGCCAGGGCTGGGCCACTGCCGATTGGGCGGGTATCATCGGGGATATTCGTGAGGCCGTCCGCCAGCTGCGCATCCAGAGCCAAGACCAGATCGACCCGAAGGCCGAGAAGATCACCATGGCCCTGGCCACCAGCAAGGTGGACTACCTGTCGGTGACCACGCCTTACGGCATTTCGGTTTCTGACTGGATCGAACAGACCTATCCGAAGATGCGGATCGTGTCGGCTCCGGAGCTGTCCGGCGTCCAGATGCAGGGCCAAACGCCGGAAGACGCCCTGGTCCTCTTCGTCGAAGAAGTTGACGCGTCCGTCGATGGCAGCACCGATGGCGGCAGCGTGTTCAGCCAGCTGGTTCAGAGCAAGTTCATCACCCTTGGCGTCGAAAAGCGGGCGAAGTCGTATGTGGAGGATTTCTCCAACGGCACTGCCGGTGCTCTTTGCAAACGCCCTTGGGCTGTGGTGCGCTACCTCGGCATCTAACCGATGCTGACTCACCAAAGGCCGGGCTTCCGGCCTTTGTTCACTCTGACTCTGACTCGGTTGTAGGGGCCGGTTAGGGCATAATTAATAGGACTACGCCAATGACTGTTTACATCGTTTCCGCAATGACTCAATCCGTGTCTTACAATGCGTATGACACCTCTGATCCGTCCAACCCTCGTCTCCAGAGAAAGGTGCTGATTCGCGGCCGCGCTGGCATTGCATCCGAAACGTCCGGCTTCGGTGACATGATTTCCGACGCATCCGGGCGCCCGATCTGGACGCCGCAGGGCGATTGCACGGCGGTGAGCGATTCCGATTTCGAACTGCTCCAGACCAACAAAATCTTCATGCGGCACATGGAGAAAGGTTACCTGCGAGTCGTGAAAACCGACATCACCAATGACCACCAGCGGATTGCGAAAGAGACTCGCACCATGGAGCGTGATGGTTTTCAACCTCTGGATTCTGCTCGCCTGAAGCAGAAGATTAAAGTGACTACTGCCAGCGCTTCCCAGGAACAAGAGTTCCGGGTTTAACCGAGGGTTTCGGTATGGTGATTTTCGACGAGCAAAAGTTTCGCACGCTTTTTCCGGAGTTTGCTGACCCAGCGTCCTATCCGGCTGTGCGCCTGCAACTGTATTTCGACATTGCGTGCGAATTCATTTCTGATCGAGATTCTCCATACCGAATTCTCAATGGCAAAGCTTTGGAAGCCTGTCTGTATCTTCTGACGGCCCACCTCCTTTCGCTGTCGACGATGCAAGTTCAGGGCGCGGCCGGCGGCGGGGTCACAGCAGGTGGGACCCAAGGCGGTTTCATCACTAGCGCTACGGTCGGCGAGGTCAGCGTTGCCAAGCTCGCGCCCCCTGCCAAGAATGGTTGGCAGTGGTGGCTTTCCGGGACGCCTTACGGTCAGGAACTGTGGGCGCTCCTGAGTGTCAAGGCCGTTGGCGGATTCTACATCGGCGGCCTTCCAGAACGCAGAGGATTCCGGAAGGTTGGAGGGACGTTCTGGTGATCCCTGGAGCGAATCTGCTGCGTATGGCATTTAGCGTCATAGGAACGCAGCTCGTTCAGTATCGCAAATTCGAGCAGAGGACGAAGAATAGCCAGGCGCAGTACGTTTCTGTGTTTGGCGAGCCATTCCAATTGGCCGCTTCCATCCAAAGGGTTCGTCGCGATCAGTATGTCCAGTTCAATCTGGAGTTTCAACGAAATTACGTCATGATCTTCGCCAACTTTGAGATGGTTGACTTGGATCGAGATTTGGCCGGCGACCAGTTTATATGGACCGGAAGAGTTTTTCAACTAGAGTCTCAAGGCTCTTGGTTTTATCAGGACGGCTGGGGAGTCTGCTTAGCCGTGGATATCGGTACAGCAAAACTAGCTGAAGACGGAACCCTGACTTTCTAGGTGGCTTATGTTCGACGGCGAACTGATAGAAAAATTGGTGGTCGAGCTTACTTCCGCCATGACGTCAGCCAAAGAAACTTTGCAATTTCCTGATTTTGAGGTCGTGCAGAAAGCCCAGCCGACTCAACAGGGCACGTCAACCAAGCCTGCAATCTTCTTCCAGAAGCTGTTTGACATCCCTCGCGGCTGGCCGGCAACCGATTGGTATCTGGACAACGCCGCCAGAAAATATGTAGAAATTACTCGGCAGCATGTCGAGACGACTTTTCAGATAAGTTCCCTTCATTGGCAAAATCCTGAGCTGGATCATGTAGTAACGGCAGCCGATATCGCCAATTATGTGAGAGCTTATTTCCAGGCTCGGTCCACCATTCAGCGAGTCAAGGAACTGGACTTCCTCATCCTTCGCGTGTCTCATATATCCAACGAGGCATTCGAAAACGACAATCATCAATTCGAATTCCACCCAAGTTTTGACATGGTTGTAACTTACAATCAGTATATTCGTCTGCACGAAAACGCAGCATATTCGGCCGATGGGGTGTTGATAGGCATATGAGCCTGAGACGCGATTCAGAACTGATCGCCGCGCACTTGCAGATGTTAAGAGCAATGCGCGGCAGGTCCGTTTCGGCCGGATGGTATTCCACCGCTCGATATCCTGATAAGGCGGGCGGATCGGTCGGAATACAAGTCGCGAGAATCGCGCGCCTCAATGAGTACGGCGGAACTATCGACCATCCGGGCGGGACCAGGTATATTAGGGACGCCATTGTTCGGGGTCGGTTTGTTGGCGTTCGGTTCGTCAGAAACGATTTTCCGGGAGAAACCGAGGTAACAAAACCTCACAGGATTACAATCCCGGCTCGACCGTTTATGCGATATGCTTGGAACTTATTTTCCGCAGATCGCGCAGCAATCCAGAATCGAATAGCCATGAGGCTGGCCAGAGGACAAATCACGCCGGATCAAGCGCTTGCCCAGATCGGCCTGGCGTTGGAAGGATACATAGCCAGAAGCATAAGGACCGGGCCATGGGTGGCTAACTCAGCATCTACGGTCAGGAGAAAGGGTTTCAACAGACCGCTGGTCGATACGGCTCACATGCTCCAGTCGATTAGCAGCAGAGTAACATAAACCAGGAGATCATCCAGTGATCAGTCAGAGCCGTTATATCCGGATCATTTCCGGCGTAGGCGCAGGCGCTCCGGTCGCAGGCCGAAAGCTGATTCTGCGCGTCATGACCACCAACAACGTCATTCCGCCTGGAATCGTCATCGAGTTCGACAATGCCAACGCGGTGCTGTCTTACTTCGGCGCCCAGTCTGAAGAATACCAGCGCGCTGCGGCCTATTTCAAGTTCATCAGCAAGAGCGTCAATTCTCCGTCCAGCATCAGCTTCGCTCGCTGGGTAAACACCGCCATCGCGCCGATGGTAGTTGGCGACAACCTGCCGAAAACCATCGCCGATTTCGCCGGCTTTTCCGCAGGCGTTCTGACCATCATGGTCGGCGCGGCTGAGAAAAACATCACCGCCATCGATACGTCCGCCGCGACTTCCATGGACAACGTGGCGTCGATCATCCAGACCGAAATCCGCAAGAACACCGATCCGCAGTTGGCCCAAGCCACCGTCACCTGGAATCCGAACACCAACCAGTTCACCTTGGTCGGCGCTACCATCGGCACCGGCGTTCTGGCCGTGGCGAAATCGGCCGATCCGCAGGACATGTCCACCGCCCTCGGCTGGTCCACCTCCAACGTCGTGAACGTCGCCGGTCAGGCTGCCGACCTCCCCGACGCGGCCGTGGCCAAGAGCACCAATGTCAGCAACAACTTCGGCTCGTTCCTGTTCGCCGGGGCGACCCTCGACAACGATCAGATCAAGGCCGTGTCGGCCTGGAACGCGGCTCAGAACAACCAGTTCATCTATACGGTTGCGACCTCTCTGGCGAATCTCGGCGCTCTTTTCGACTTGGTGAAGGGCAACTCCGGAACCGCGCTGAACGTTCTGTCTGCGACTGCCTCCAACGACTTCGTTGAGCAGTGCCCCAGCGAAATCCTGGCCGCTACCAACTATGACGAGCCGGGCGCTTCGCAGAACTACATGTACTATCAGTTCCCTGGTCGCAACATCACCGTGTCCGACGATACCGTTGCGAACACCGTCGACAAGAGCCGGGGCAACTACATCGGCGTCACCCAGGCCAACGGCCAACAGCTCGCGTTCTACCAGCGCGGCATTCTGTGCGGCGGTCCGACCGACGCGGTGGACATGAACGTCTACGCCAACGAAATCTGGCTGAAGTCCGCCATCGCCCAGGCTCTTCTGGATCTGTTCCTGAACGTGAACGCCGTTCCGGCCAGCATGGTCGGCGAAGCGATGACTCTGGCCGTCCTCCAGCCGGTTCTGGACAAGGCGACTTCCAACGGAACTTTCACCTACGGCAAGGACATCAGCGCCGTCCAACAGCAGTACATCACCCAAATCACCGGTGATCGTCGCGCCTGGCGTCAAGTCCAAACCTTGGGTTATTGGATCAACATCACCTTCTCCAGCTATACCAACAGCAACACCGGCTTGACCGAGTGGAAGGCCAACTACACCCTGATCTATTCGAAGGGCGACGCAATCCGCTTCGTCGAAGGATCGGATGTAATGATCTAACGGTTTGCGGCGGACTCGACCGCCGCAACCTTCCATGAATGGAGTGAGGAATAAGCAATGATCAACATTTCTGCGTTCGGCTCGATTGCCCAATTCACGGCAAGCAGAACCTTCCCGAACGGATTCACCGTGACCGAGTTCGCTGATGATGCGGACCCCATCGACAGCCCGCCGTTCACTGCGGCTGATACCGGCGTCGGCCTCAATGGCGATATGGTGGTTTGGAACCGGGCCAACATCCTGGAAGTCGTCGTCAACGTCATCCCGAACACCGAGGGTGAGCGCAACTTGGCCGTCCTGCTGGATGCCAACCGCACCGGAAAAGACAAGTCGGGTGCTCGTGATGTCATCGGTCTGGTCGTGGCGATGCCGGACGGTAGCAAAATCACCTGCACCAACGGCACCCCCATCGACGGCGTTCTGATCAACGCGGTGGCAAGCGTCGGCCGTCTGAAGACCAAGCCGTATCGGTTCCGATTTGAAAAAGTGATCAAAGCCGGTACTAGCTGATGAAGAAAATTCCGCTGACAGCAGTCCCCAATCAAGCGATCTCATTTAACGCCGGTAGCAGCTATTGGAAGATTCGCCTGTACCAGAACATGGACATGATGAATGCCGATATCAGCCGCGACGGCGTGATCGTTTGCCATGGGGTTCGCTGCTTCGGCGGGATTCCTCTTCTCCAGTACAGCCATCAGTACCGACCTGACTATGGCAATTTCGTCTTCGACCGCGACGCCGATTGGACATTGTTCGGCGACGGCATCAACCTGTTCTATCTGGACGGCGCCGAATTCGCCGAGTATCAGGCGCTTGCCACGAGGAAAGAATGAGCACATCAACGATCAGAACCGGGACGAACAACGATATCCTTTTGGACGACAATGGAAACATGGTTATCCTCAGGGATGTCGAAGCGTGCGCCCAGGACGTTCGGGCGGCGATGCTCATGCGCACCGGCGAAAACATTTTCGATGTGAACTCCGGCGTGGGATATTTCGAATACATCTTCTCGCCGCAGAAAAGCTATGATGACGCTCGCAAATCCATCGCGGATGCAATTTTATCCTCGCCGGATGTGACCGGCATCGAGCAGCTTGACATCGACATAACCGGGGAAGTCTTCGGCGTCGATGCGAAAGTCATCACCATCCACGGGCCTGTTACCACAGGAGTTTGAAATGAGTACCATCCGCATCCAATACGCCAACGGCACCCAACTGTTCCTGGACGGCAAAAATCCGCCGCCCCTGGACCCGCTGCCCTCGTTTAACCCGTCTGTCGAAGATCTGGAAGGCCTGGACCGCGAAAAGAACATCGACAAGGGCGACTCCTCGCCGGCCGGTCTTCCCGTTCCCCCGGTAAACGTCGATTCCAATGTCGACAACGGCGGAACCATCCCGGCTCCGGTATCGACCGACGCTGCTGCGGCCGAATCGGCCCCAGAAGGCGCCCAGGAAGCTCCTGCAGCAGGCCAAGGCGACGAGAAAGGCGCCGAGGAAGCCCCGACTACAGCCCCGGTAGAAAAGGCCGAGGAAACGGCCTCGCCGGCCGCTGAAGAGGAAACCCCGGCTCCCGCCAAGGCCACCTCTCGCAAAACCACCAGCAAGTAAGGACTCGACATGATCAACGTCAGCGGCTTCGGCACAGGAATTGTAATAGTTTCAGCCTCATCGTTCCCGATGGGGTTTTCCTTGTCGAAGTTCGCTGATGATGAGAGTCCGATATCCTCCAAAGAGCTGGAGCCGTTCGGATATGAGATGCTTTATGACGGCGGCCTATTCGCCTTTGACAAGGCTGCTCCTCTGGAAGTATCTGTATCCGTCATCGCAGGGAGCGAGGATGATATTAACCTTCGCATCCTTCTCAATTCCAAAAAGGGATCATTCAGATTTCTTCCGGGCAGCATCCCGGATATGACGACTCTCGTGGCCACTCTTCCTGATGGCGGCCGCACCGTTCTGTCCAATGGGACTATCATCAAGGGTCCGGCCATCGACACCATACAGAACACCGGACGACGCAAAGGCAACACGTACACTTTTGTTTTCGGTAGCTATCTTGGCGCCCAGACTGCGCGTCAAGCCATTTCTAACGTTATCCAATCGGTGCTGGAGGTGGTCTGATGTTGGGGATTTTCACCAGCCTCCTAAGTTCGCGATCTTTTTCGATTGTGGACCAAAACACAAACCAGCTAGTTGCTGCGGATTTGAGGATAAGCCGGGTCAACACCCGGTTTTCTTCTGTAGGGCAACGCCACATGCTGGAAGATGGTACGACCAAGATGGATTCCAGAACGATCCACCCTATGGAAATCATCGTCGAAGTATTTTGCCCTTCAATTGATGTCGTCGATCAGATCAATCAATTGCTCCTGGATCGCGACACACTGTACAAAGTCATCACTCGCGGCATGGTATTCGAACGGATGATGTGTACCAGCGAAGCGCTCAATCAGACTCCGGATATGATATCGGCGACTCCTGCGCGGCTGACATTCTCCCAAGTTCTCGTCCAGAATCCCAAGCCTATAATGTTCAGAAATGCAGGGGACTCTTCTATGATCGACCGAGGGCTGGCCCTAGCTGAAGACGTGGTTGGCTCGGCCGGCGATCTGTTCGACTACGCAGTAAACGGCGTCCAGAACGCCGCAGACTTGTTCTGAGGTGCCAATTGAACTCTTTCCTCAAGTCTATTCTCAACACGCCTACTCTCACCATACGCAATGATGTTACCAAACTTCCTGTCTGGAAGAGTCTTCAAGTCAAGAAAGTGGAAATTTACTCGCCGGCTTCCGTAGTGTCGAAACCTCTGGCGACGAAAGACCAGACGGAAGCTCAAGTGTACACCGAAGCTCTGGACATTGATGTGAAGAATGGAAAGATCATCCAACCGGTGCGACTCCGCATCAATGCTATCTGTCCGGACCTGTCCACCGTTGAAAGTATCATGAACGCTTTCAATGATAACACCTCGACTTTCGCTATCACTTCTAAGTCGATATTGGCCGATAAAATGGCCATCATGGCGCTCGATGTAGATCAGTCTCCAGACATGTTGAACGCGGCTGAGATCAATATGGAATTCGAGCAGGTTGAGCCTCCAGTATTGAATGAATTCGATCCTGCGTTCCCTCAAGATAGTCCGACTTATGGGGTACAGATTCAATCTCTTTCTGATGCTAATTTGCTGGATTTGGGCGCCATCGGCGATTCGATATCTTCGGCCGCAAAATCGCTATATAATCGCGTGACCAGCTACTTCTGAGGATGTATCATGCTTGAAATCAATCTTCCCGATGGCCGTCAAACTCGCGTACAAATCGAGGCGTGGTCGGCATTGGATGGCTGGGACCTCCAGCGCCGTTTCGTCGAATTCGCTGTCAGCCAAGATTCCGACTTCCGCCGCTCTTTCACCATGGAAATCCTGGGCTATGCGAAAGTGCTGCTTGGCGACGATGACGCCGGCATTCCGCTGACCACCGCGGCAGTCATCAACAACCACCTCGGCCACTGGAAGAACGTGGAACTGGTTTTCAACTCTGTTCTCAAGCACAATGGCATCGACCCGGCCACGCACGCCGACCGGCCGGACTATTGGGAACAAGTCGGATCGCAGATGGCCATCGCATTTCTGGCCGAGGCGTCCAAGCTCATTGGTCCAGCAATGAAGATCGCCGAAGGACTCGCCAACAAGCCGGAGTGATTCATGTCTAGTGATTTGGATGAATTCATACTTCGGTATGAGGCCGATACTGCCAGAGCCGAGCGCAATCTGGAGCGCCTCCAGAACCAGATCAGGCGCGTGAACAGCGCATCGACGAGTGGCCTTCAGGATTTGCGCCACTTCGCAGACGGCGCGGCCACTGAACTCGGCCGAGTCGTTCCGCAGATCGATTCTGTGACGAGCGCGATTCGCGGGATGAACGCGCAACTGGCGATAGGCGCCACTGGCGTGGCCCTGGTCGCGGCCGGCGTCAAGGCGTTCATGAACACCAGGGACCAGTACAATCAGCAGCGCATCCAGGCGATGGACATCGGCATCGCCCCGGCACGCTTGGAAGAGTACCAGAGAAAATTCGTTCGCCAGTCCGGTGGAACCATCAGCCGCGAGCAGGGCGCGGAGATGACCAAAAATCTGGCAGACACTTTCCGGCGTGCTTATCGCGATATCGGGCGAGTCGGCCCGGAAGCGCGAATTCTGCGTATGGCCGGCGTTGATGTCGGGAGCTTCCAAAAGGGCATGCGGCCGCTCAACGACATCATTACTGATCTGGCCACGAAAATGGCCAAGCTGAAGCCAGACGAAATTTCTGCCTACGCTGATGCCCTCGGCGTCTCGCGAGACTACCTGAGCACCCTGGCTAAGATCGGCCCGGCCATGGGAAAAGTCACCGAGATGACGACTGCGGAACTCCAGTCCAGGGTCCAGGGCGAGTCCAACATTCAGAAATTCAACGATGCTCTGGCGAATCTCAACCAGACGTTCACCACCCTGGAAAACCGAGTCGGCGAAAAGCTCGCGCCTGCGTTCACCAAGCTGATCGAAATCATCGACAAGATAGTCCAGGCTATTCCCAATGAAGTGGAAAGCTTCGCGAAGGACACCAAATCCCGTTGGGAAGATGGAGTGCTCGGGAAGGCGACCGTTGGCAGTGATATCCTATCCCTCCTCAGCCCCGGCGCCCTGCTCGGTCGCCTGGCAGCGTGGGGGACTCGTCGCGGCATGGAAGAATCAGGGCTCATCGACAAGGACAAGGTTCCCGGCGCTCAAACCAGCGAAGACCTGGCCAAGAAACAAGAAGACCAGGACAAAGCTACGAAGTCGATGAAAGAGCTGGAGAAATTGGCCGACCAGACTACGAAGTCAACGAATGATTTTGCGGTGGCGATCAACATGTTCAGTGGCGCGGTATCGTCGTTCGCGAATGCCGTTGACGAGCGCCAAGCTTGGGCAGCCTGGGCGGGGGAAATTGGTCGGGCGGTCGGTATGGGAAGCACCGCGCCGACTTCGCGGGCAACCGGCGTCTATCCGCACGCGATCTATGATCAGTCGAAGAGTGGCGCGGCCGGACAAGTCTTCGGCGAGCCAATCGGCGCCCAGTCTCTTCGCAATCGCATGTTCTCGCCGCAGCGCAAGGCAGAGCCGGTCACCGTTCCATCGTACATCAACGATATCATCAAAGATGCTTCGAAGATGTACAACATTCCTGAGCTGGACATCAAGAAACTCATATACACCGAAAGCCGATTCAACGCCAGGGCCACCAGCGAAGCCGGAGCGAAAGGCCTCATGCAACTGATGCCGGAAATCGCCAAGGCGTATGGAATCACTGACGTATATGACCCTCGCCAGAACATCCTCGGCGGAACGCGCCTACTGCGTGAAAACCTAGATCGAGCAAATGGCGACATGCGGTTGGCCTTGACATACTATCATGGCGGACTCGATCCGAAGAACTGGGGCCCAAGGACTCGCGCATATCCGGGTTTGGTAATGAGCGCTCCAATCGAGCTGATGGAAGAGGCTCAGCGCAAGCAGAAGGCTGCGGCCATGGCCGTCGCCAACGAGACGTTCGCCCCGGAAGGCGGCGACATGGACATTCGTCCCTATGATGGCGGGCGACTGGAAACCCCAGACCAGGGCAAGAAGGAAGATGAGCGCCGCGAAGCCCGTCGATATGACGACAGGGTTGTGCGACCGGAAATTCGCATCATCGACCGCATGCCAGACCGCAGCGACGGCGAAATCCTCAAGATGTCTAGACGTCAAGAGGCCGACCGGGCAGATTCTGGATTCCGGAAGTTCCCGAATCAAGTTCGCGGCGAGACCAAGCAGAACATCCAGGCTCAACTCACTGCAGGAGCCATCGCGCAAGTGATCGGCGTTAACCCCAACCAGATCATGCGCCGCGAAATCAGCCGTTCTGACTTGCTGTTCGGATACAACCAAGCCATCCTGGGCAAGCAACAGGAGATCAAGGCCGCCGCGACCGAAGCCAACAACGTATTCCTGTCTCCAGCCAAGCTTGCCGAAGCCACGGCCAAGGTGAACGCCGCATCGCGAGAAATGGATATTCTCAGGACGTACGGCGAGCAACTTCTGAAGAGCGCTCCAGAGCGCGGCCAGGAGCTGACCATCGGTCGAATCGACATGTTGGTCAACGTCACCGGCGCGAATTCTCCGGAAGAGGCTCGTGAGATATTCAGCAAGCAGACTGCAGACCAGCTGACTACGGCAATCCAGGACGCTCAAAACGATTCCGCAACTAATATACTCTACTGATGAAAAAGAGAATTCTGCGAGTAACATTCAACATGCCTTATGGACCCGAAGTCATCCGCGAAGATCTGGATGTTCGGGTCCGGATTATGAAGGCTGCGTTGCGGATTCAGAACCGGGCGACGATGGAAATTTTCGGCCTCACCACTCAGCTGCGCGAGTCTCTTCTGTCGCAGTTCACCGCGTGGAAGCACCGGCAACGTCAAGTGGGCAGGGAAGATGAATTGATGATCAAGGTGTCGGTGGAAGCCGGCTACTCTGACCAGGGGCGCGAGCAAGTTTCCAGAGTCTTTGTCGGCGAAGTTGCCATTGTCGATATCATTTCTCCGCCACCTGACATTGGAATCCGCATCCAGTGCTATACCAGGCAAATCGACAGGACGAAGACCATTCGGAATATGCCGCCCGCCAACACGACGTTTGTCAAGTTCGTCGAGTGGGGCGCGAACGAAATGGGATTGAACTTCATCTGCGATACCAGTTACAACGATCAAGTTCTGAAGAATCCGGGCCGGTCTATCACTGTCGCGTCGGCAATCCTGGCGTCGATTCAGGATATGTACATGCCGGACGTGGCCGCGTTCGTCGATGATGACATATTGATCGTGAAGGACCGCGATAAAGTCATTCGTCCGGATGAGGTGACCAACGTCAACTCGTTTGTTGGAATTCCATCTTGGTCTGAATGGGGCGTGGAATTCCAGTGTCTGTTTGAGCCATCGATTCGTGTGGCTGGAGGCGTAGCGGTCGAATCTCTCATGAATCCAAGTGTTAATGGTAACTATGTAATAACTGCTCTGGAATACGATTTGGCCAGTCGGGATCGGCCGTTCTATATCAAAGTCATGGGGAGTCCAGCAGCATAATGGCCAGGGAAATCAAATCATTCAACATGTTCGGAGTTCACTATACTTCGCGGCAATTCTCTGCTGTCGATGGGCTCAGCATGATGTCGGAAATTCAGAGCGTGCCGCCAGAAGAATTGCTCAAGGGTACTGATGTATTGGCGCATCCGGAAGACCATCCGGAAGGCGTCTGGCTTCCCTTGACCGCTGCGAACATAAATCTTTATGTCATTGACCGGGCGAACGTAATAGCTCCCGTACAAGTGCTTGCGCTTTTATCTGAACTGGTCATAGATTGGAACTTTGGCTTCCTCAAAGATTGGACAGGGGTCAAAATTCCAGCCAGATTTGTCGAAGATATCAAAAGTGTGAAAACAGCCCATTCACCTTCTGTGGTCGCAAGTTTGGTGGCGAATGGGTCAGCTTCTATGCGCGAGCTGGAAGAATATTATTCGACTCAAGATGCCTTTAAGATGATTGACATCATGACGGCGAAGAGCGTGAATGAGGCTCTAGCGTCCGAAGCATCACAGAACAGAATCAAAAAGGGATAATTCCTAAGCGGGCCTGGGAAGGCTATACTAGACCGGCCAAATCAGAGGCTTTCCCATGTCCAATATTCCTCTAACATCCGCAAAATCTACCGACAGAACGCGACTGATCGCCGCTCTTGACGCTCGGTCGCGGCGGGATGCGCTCGACTTTGAAGTCATGATTCCCGCCCAGGTTGTTCAATATGATCGGGCCGAAAATATCGCTACAATCCAACCCCTCATCACCTGGGTCGATACGGAACACAATGCCGTCCAGCGGCATCAGCTGGTTGATATCCCGGTGATTTCCATGGGCGCTGGCGGCTTCCACATAAGTTTCCCGATCCAGCAGGGGGATATCGGCTGGATTTACGCGGCCGACCGCGACACCTCCCAGTTCTTGGAGTCGCTATCGATGTCGAAGCCGAACACCGGCCGCATCCACAAATTTGAGCATGGTATGTTCATACCGGACGTATTCCGCCGATATACCATCAATTCTGAAGACTCGGCAGCGATGGTCATCCAATCGACTAGTGGAGCGACCCGGATTTCCATTCGCGGCGACAACATCAAGATCACTGCGCCGTCGAATGTCACCGTGGATACTCCGCAGGCGAATTTCACCGGAAGCGTGACTATCGCCAACACCCTGGTTGTAAACGGCGTCAACGTGAACAACCACGGCCACCTCGAAAACAACCCGCCTGATGCCCGGACGAAAGGCGGCATGATTGCCTAAGGAGAATTTCATGGCTAGTTTTGATTTTTCTGATTTAACAGCGGGGGGGGGTTGTAATGGCTAATTATGACTACATAGTAGATACTGGAGTCATAGTCGCCGATACTGCTGACGTTTTGAAAGACGTTGAAGCGGAATTCAGAGCGGCCCTCGGCGCCAATATCAACCTGGCAGCCTCAACTCCCCAAGGAACTCTGGTCGCGGCTGAGACCATTGCGCGTTCCAGCGTAATGAGGAATGAAGCTCGCATTGCCAACACCATCAACCCGAACGTGTCTTTCGGGACGTTCCTGGACGCCATCTGTGCGCTGATGGGGATCGAGCGTGGCTCTGATCTTTCGACGTTCGGCTATGGCGTCCAAGTGACCGGCCGCAGCCAGACCCGAATTTCTACCGGGTCGCGTGTGCAGACTCCGGCCGGAGCGATTTTCACGGTCATGAGTGACGTTCTGATTCCGGCAACCGGAGTCGCCACCATCGACGTAAAATCGCAGGACTATGGAAACATCCCTCTTCCCGTAGGAAATCTGATCATCATCGATGGAACCATCGGTTGGGCCGGGGCGAAAGTCATCGCTTCAACTCGCGTCGATCCTGGCAGCCGCCAAATGACCGATGCAGAACTAAAGAATGCTCGCGTCAATCGTCTGGCGATCCAAGGTCGCAACTCGACTTTGGCCATTAAAGCGTATGTCAGCGCCGTGCCCAACGTTACCTCGGTCAACGTCATCGAAAACAATACCGGCACGGTTCAAGTTGTCAACGGCGTATCATTCACCCTTCCGTATGCTGTCTGGGTCTGCGTCGCCGGAAATCCGGATAAGCAGGCCGTCGCAGATGCTCTGTGGGCCGCCCACAACGGCGGAACTCCCTGGGACTATGGCTCGGCCAACAACGGCGTCCCGGTGGATGGGCCTACTGGCGTTCCTGTTCGCGATCCGGCATCCGGTCGAAAGTATGTCGTGAAGTGGACTACTCCGATCATGTATGACGGATATGTAAACGTCACCGTTCAGCAAGGCTCTTCCTCGGTCGCTCCGGAAGCAATCCAGAACGCAGTTGTGAATTACGCCCAGGGGAAAGTGGAGGGCGAAGAGGGGTTGGTCGTCGGCGCGAGTCTGTCTGCCTTTGAAGTGGCTGGGGCTATCGCTCGCGAGATTCCCGGCATCTACATCAAACTATGCCAGGTGGCTTGCGTCCCGGCTGGATCGCCGGCCCCGGCTCCCGGCGACTTCTCGCCTGAATACGTCATGAGCGCATTCGGTCAGGCTACCATTTCGGTTGGTAACGTTAGGGTGACTTTCGTATGACTCTGCCTGCGTACAATTCTGATATTCAACAGGCGCTGAAGTGGCTCCAAAACCAGGCCCCTGGGATCACCGGCTTGGTTCAGCGAAAGGCTCAATGGTATGATCGTTTCAGCCGTCAGTTTTGGGTGAACTGGGAGCGCGACGTTTTCAACTTGAAGACCGCCAACCCGTTCGGCCTTATGGTTTGGTGCATCATCCTCGGCACGCCTTCGAAAGGGTTCGGCCTGTATCCAAAAAACAGTTCTTGGGCATTCGGTCGGCTACGCCAGAACTTCATCTATAGCGGTACACAAGTTCCGCCACCGGCAGACGCATCGCCGGGCGGCAACTTCTACGGTGGCGGCAATGCCGAAATTCTCAACTTGGACGAAATCAGGAAAGTGCTTCAGCTAAGATATATAGCGCTGATTTCGAACGGCTCGATTGCATATATCAATCGCATGCTTCGCTACATATTCAATGATGATGAGCCGTGGGACGAGGCGACCGGTCTGTACTTTTATCTCATGGACTCAACCGGCGAGAATGGCCCTGTTGAGAACTTGGCCATATATCGGAAAGATTGGGAAGGTATGGTATTGTTGTCCAGTTCGCCCAGAACGAACCACGTGCTGACATCGACCCCTGCCAGCGACGCCGATTGGCCGGGAGTCGATCCGGCCGCGAGCGGTCTTCCGGTAACGGTCGAAACGGCGTCCGCTACGGCCCCGGACGGCTCCGCTACGGTGTGCAAGCTTACTAAGCCGGCCGGGAGTACCGCTTACGTCTCCGCGCCGATAGATGGGCCGCTGGGGTCCGGTAGCACTGTAACGTTCTCGTTCTTCGCGAAAGCCGGCTCCACCCGTTTCATTGCAATTCAGTCGGCTGCCGATTTCCCCAGTCGAGCCGATGCCGTTTTCGACCTGGATTCCGGGAACGTGATCAGCGATCAGATGTTGGACAGCAGCGTGGTAAGCGCCCGAATGATTCGTCTGGAAAATGGCTGGTGGCGTTGCGTTCTCACGACCAAGACCGTCAGTTCTTCGTTCCGCGCTGCTTACGTCGCTCCGGCAGAAACCAACTTCAGCTGGATTGATTCGAATTCCAGCGCGGCGATTGATGTGCTTATCTGGGGCGCTCAGATCGAACTGGGTGATACTCCAACCGGATACTTGGAGACTACCGGAACGCCCATAACCATCACCGATTACGTTCTGCAGAGCGCCCAGACCGGAACGGTCAAGTTCACACAGCCTCTTCCGACCGGAGTAGAAGCGTATTGGACTGGAGACTGGAAAGGTGGGTCTGCGACCGAGCCGGCCAGATTCGCAGTAGGGGATGGGACTCAAGATACATTCAATCTGTCCAGCCCTGCATACATCGGCCTACCCACTAGTGGGGCGTTCAAGCTAGAATACAGAGTTGGTCCGGCGCTTAATTTGTCGCCGCAATTGATCAACCTCATGAATGACCGGGCGGTCGGCATCATGCCGACTTGCGCCGGTTGCGATGTAAAAGTCATTCAGGAGTAATGACGTGATCACACCCGAACTGATACCCAGTCCGTTTGCTGCGCAGGGCGACAAAGACCCGATCCCGCAGACCTCTTCCACTGGTTTTGCCAACCTTCGCGACGGCTACACGCCGGACTACGAAATCAGCCTGGCGTCGAACAACCCGCAGGCCAAAGCGGTCGAGCGGAAAATTCAAAACCAACTCTTCTTCATCGCGACCCAGAACGCACAGGCGTGGCAGCGACAAATGGCGCCGCCGTGGTTTCAGGGCATGCCTGGCGGCTACGAACAGAATGCAGAAGTCGTGCGCGTCGGAAATGACGGCATAATGCGGCGTTATCGTTCCATGGTGAATGCCAATGCGAGCGACCCTCTCAGCAGCACGACTTGGGAAGAACAACCCGCATGGTCGGCGATGCGCTCCAACATCCCGATGCCGGCCGGAGGCCCAGGCCTATCTTCTGGCGGAGAAGTCATCACGACCGGCCGCAACTTCAACGACCTGTTAAATGGGACGTGGGAGTTCTTCTCTGATTCAGTGGTTATCGCTTCTCAGAATGCCCCCGTATATCCGGCTTCCGCTGGTGCCGCTGCTGGCATGTTGGAGGCGAAATCTTGGGTGTCCGGGTCAAATACGTTCTGCGTCCAACGCTACACTGATCGCGTCGGGAACGTCGCTGTGCGCGGGCTTAATGCCGGAGAGTGGACCAACTGGATGTATGCGGTAAACGTCATGGCCCTTCAACAAGGTCGGGTCACCTATGGAGTCGCGGCCGGATCGGCGAACGCTTACACGTTGACGCTAGTTCCGCAGCTCCAAGGCGGCCTGGTGGACGGCATGATTCTTCGGGTCAAGTTCAACACCATGAACACCGGCGCCTCCACCATCAACGTCTCCGGACTCGGCACCAAAGCCATCGTCGGCGCGGCCAACTTCCCTCTCACCGGCGGCGAACTTGGCCAAGGACTCATCGCTGAGCTTGTCTTCGACGCAGCAGGCGACCGCTGGAGGATTCTGGCAGGCGCGCCGCGCATCCAAGTCGGCAACGCCGATCAGGACTACCAGGCGCCGAGTTGGAAGCAAGTTAAAGACTATGTCGCGTCCCAAAAGCTCACCGAAGTGGATTGGACGGATGTCGTCAACAAGCCGAACGTCGCTATCCAAGATACAACGCCGTGGTTCGCCAATCTGGAGCTGTCCGATGCTCGGCCTTTCATCGATTTCCACTTCAACAGCAATCGCGCCAAAGATTTTGACTATCGGCTGATATCTGAAGCAGACGGATCGCTGGCTTTCTATTCGCGGCAGGGGTCTGCTGGGCCTACCCAGGACATCCTGTTCAGCAGGTCGAATGTTACATTCCTCCAGCCGCGACTGGATGTTGCGAAAAACCTCGCGTACATCGCGAACTCTGGCCCCCTTTGGCAGAACACCACTGCCGATCAGCCTGGTTGGAAATTCACCTTCGCACAAGGCGTGGACGCCAACAACAACGCGGTGATCGCAGTCAATACCACCAATCCTGACGGCTCTTATCGCTCGCAAATCATGCGATGGGACTGGGCGTCCACGAACGTCATATTCAACAATCGCCCTCTGTTTGCTGGACAATATGTCCCTTGGGACTCCGGAAACTTTGATCCGGCCACCAAGCTCACTGTCGGGACTACCAACAACATTTCGGGACCGACCGGAATTCGCAATACCACCAGCAATACCGGAAATATGAACACCTGGGGCTCCAGCTCCACAACTGCATCGTATGGAAACGCAACCCTTCAAATCTTCGGTAGAGGGGGCGGCGAGCCTGTGGCCATCTACTTCGACAACTCCCAAACCGGCTGGTATTTGGGCATGGACAAGGACGGCCAGCTGAAGCGAGCAGGCTGGTCGCTCGGCAATAACTCCTATGTGGTCACTGACGAGTCGAATATTCGTTTCCACGTGAATTCTATGGCTGGCACTCCAGTATGGGGCGGAAACGAATTCTGGGGGCCGTGGAACTTCAATCCGAACACCAAGTTGACCATCAAAGCCGGCACGCAGGAAACTAGCAGCACTGCGATATTCAGCGGAACCATGCCGTTCGCCCCAATCGCGTCTCTGTCCGACTATTCCCAGGCGCCATTGACGGTTTACAACTCGCCGACTGGTCCATCTGCTAAGCCTGCCGTTATCGCGTTCATTCGCCATGGAAACTGGGGCGCGTTCTTCGGCATCGATACCGACAACAAGCTGAAATGGGGCGGCGGATCGCTCGGCAACAGCTCCAGGGAAATCGCCGATTCCAGCAACATCATGAATCTTTGGGCGGCCAACCCGACCGCGCCGACCTGGAATGGCCAAACCATTTGGCGATCCGGGAACTTTGATCCGGCAACGAAGGTGGATTTGAACGCCGCGAACTCCACCAACGGAAACATGATCTTCAACCGCATCGCCGGAACTGGCAGCGGGATCGCCTCTTCCGGCCGCGTCGGCGCAATCAGCCTCCAGAACGGCGCAACGGCAGGCGCGGCCGCAGCAGTAACATTCGAGCGGGGCGGTGGTTTCTTCGTCAACTTCGGCTTGGACACCGACAACGTTCTCAAAGTAGGTGGCGGAAACCTGGGGGCAAACGCCTATCCGGTCATCCACGCCGGGAACTACAATAACTACATCAACCAGGCGCTGGTTCAGGTAGGTCTTGGCGGAGTCGGTTCCTATGGCATTTTCGCGGTTCTGGACAATGCCGCTCCAACCGCGACCGTTCAACCAGGAGTGATTGTGGACGGCTCCATTCTCATCTACTCGTCTTGCTCCGCAAACTACAATAGCGGTCAAAGACCTGCCGGAACTTGGCGCTGCATGGGCTATGTAGTCAACCGGGACGCCAACACCCCTGACTCCGCGACCCTTTTCCAGCGAGTGACGTGAAATGAAATGGACGCGGATCAGAAACCCACGTTGGCTGGACGCAGTAAACATCCACGCCATGGTGACTTTCGAGGGAATCGGTGAAGTGCCGTTCACCGCCAATCCGCAAGACGTTGAGGCCCACGGAAGGGCCATCTACGCTGCGATTCTATCTGGGGAGCACGGGCCTATCGCCCCGGTCGATTCGAAGCGGGAGAAGGCCTTGCAGGACGCTATACGAGCCAGGGAAAAGCGGGCTATCCTTCGGGATACCCGCTGGCCCATAGATCGCCACGACGAGCAGAGACGGCTGGGTATCGAAACCACGGACGGCCCTGGGCTGATCGCAGCCCTTGTTCACTGGAGGCAGCAGATTCGCGACTGGAACAGCGGGGATCGGCCGCGACTTCCCATGGCTCTGAAAACAATGTTCAAAAATCAGGAGTACTGATGAAAATAACGAAGGATATTTTGATCACCGGAACCGGGTGTACCATGGATCGGGCGATCAAGTGGCTGGATGACGTCCAGGCGGCCATGGATAAGTTCCACATCGAGTCGCCGCGAGCCATTGCGGCCTACCTCGCCAACATCGGCGTCGAGTCCGGTGGATTGGTGAGTCTGGTGGAGAATCTCAACTACAGCGCCCAAGGACTGGCCAACACTTGGCCGCGCCGGTACGCAGTGGACCCGCGCGTCCGTCCGTATGTGCCGAACGCTCTGGCGAACCGCCTAGCCCGCAATCCGGTCGCCATCGCCAACAACGTGTACGCGGATCGCATGGGTAATGGCTGCGAGCAGGACGGGGACGGCTGGAAGTATCGCGGTCGCGGCCTGATCCAGCTGACCGGGAAATCGAACTATGCCCTGTTCGCCGAAGACTCCGGTATGGACGTTCTGGAGAAGCCGGAGCTGCTGGAAACTCCGGCCGGCGCGTCGATGTCTTCGGCATGGTTCTTCTGGCGCAATCGCTGCATCCCCATGGCGGAATCCAACAACTTCTCCATGGTCGTGAAGACCATCAACGGCGCCGCGCCGAACGATGCGAACCACGGTCAACTCCGGATAAACCGCTATGTGAAGACCGTCGCCGCGATCAATCAAGGCTCCTGATCTTCTCCGAAAAGAAAAGGCCGCTTATTCAGCGGCCTTTTTGCTTTCCGGCTTTGCCTCTTCAATCTTCCTGACTTCAATAGGCGCGGCAGACTCTTCCTGGGTGACCGAGTCCACATAGTTCCCTAGCGAACTCAGAACGCCGATCAACAGCGCTCTTACCACCTTGTCCTTGACTGTCTCGCCTATGATCTTTGTCAGAACGGATATCAACTCTTCCCGGAGTCTTGGGCTTATTCTTGGCCGAAAACGCTTTCGATGCTCTTTGCGTTTCATGTTTAGTCCTCTGTTTGCGGTCTTCTCCTCACCCCGATAATAGCTTGGGGATGCGCTGTGTTAATCGGAAGGGTCGGGCGTTATTATAACTCGACGAAAATGCTCGCGCTTAACTGTTTAACGATACGCACCGCGATATTAAATCGCCTTCTTTCTGGCCAAGGAACTCTGGCGCCCGAGTCCGGTCTAAGGCTTAATTTGTCGACATTAAAACGAGAAAACCCGGATCGCCTTTAGGATAAGGCGTCCGGGTTTATTTCGATCTAGTGTCCGCTAGAATCAGTGGCTCGCGCCCCATCCGTCCAACCAGCAGTCGAAGACGGCATGGCGCGGCTTATCCTTCGCACCATGCGGGAAATGCGTGAATCGGATGACCTGACCATTGAGGGATTCTCTGTCCTTCCAGAGACGCTGCTTTTCATCGTGAGTGATGCTGGATGCCGAAACCCTGAATGTCTGCCCAGGCCAAACTTTTTCGTTGCGGCAGACGAACGAACCGACCATGCCGGACGGAACAAGATTTTCTGCGTGGCTGGAACGGGCAGTGTAGCCAAGCTCATCGATGAAGGCTTCGTTTTCGTTGATCATCAACTCTTCGACGCCGATAATTTCGGCCTCTTCGGAATCGTACCTCTTGAACTTCACACAATGGCCTTCTTTCGCGGTCGAGCGACCGAACTTGTAAATTCCATTCTTCTTCTTACCAATGGAACCTTCGAAGCCCAGGCCGACGTGCCGCAGCTCCGCCTCGGTCATCTGTTCAACGGACGTAACCAGCTCCTGCTCGACCAGGTGGATGCGGGTCATTTCGAAGCGTTCCCGGAGTTCCTTGACCCGATGCTCGGCCGCGTCGAGGCGTTCGTCAGTCGGCATTCTGGGATCGGTGAAATCGTCGAACACGTGGAACGACCAGTCCGGTTCGCCATCGCGGCGGCGAAGATCGCCGGACGATTTCTGAAAGACTTTCGGGTCGGTTATGTCGCCGCAGACCAACTCGCCGTCCAGGCCGTTGAAAATCGGATTGCTGAGGTATTGATTGATGGCCGCGTTCGCCTGCGGCTTGAATGATCGGGTCAGAGCGTGGCCATCGTGGATGAAGGCGCGAAAGCCATCGATCTTCGGCGACATGAAGATTGGCAGTTGGCCTTCCAGCAGACCGGGATCGGCCATCGATGCGAACATCGGTTTCATAGAATTCTCCAGAAAGAAGCCCGGCGAACCGGGCTGAATGGCGGTAAGCCGGATCAGATGGTTTCGTTGGCGTGATTCAGCTCGGCCATGATCGATGCATAGCGCTCATCCGACTCCTTGATGAACACGCCGTTGTACATCACGCCTTTGCGATCCTTGATGGTGTCGTAGGCCGCCTGGTAGCATTCGAGCATGCTGGTGTCATGCTCTTCTGCCGCGTCGAACAGGGATGCGACTGCCATGACCAAACTCTTGATGGCAAGCCACCGATTCCCGCGAGCCAGCGAGCCGGCCAGGTCGCCGAGCAATTTCAGATCTTCGCCGTAGGACGGGCGACGCTCGACCGCCAAGACGAAGGCTGACATATGGTCGAACAGATTTTCGCCGAGCTGCGCGGCCATGATGGTGGCCACGACCATGACATCGCCGATGCCGTCTTTCACTTCGGCGGTGTTATTCTGGATGTAGGCTTCGCAAACTTCTGCGAATTCTTCTACCAGCTTGAGGAACTGATCTTTGGCCGAAGAGCCTTTGATCAGGTTACGGTCTGAACCCCATTTTACCACCAGGTCATGGAGTTCGCTATTCATGATTCGTTCGATGATCATTCTTTCGATTCCTTCTGTATTTGGGATTTGACTGCGTTGATGATGGACGCCGTGCTCTGGCGCGATCCGTCCTTAGTGGTGCCGAAGTAAAAGGCCATAACAGACTTCAGTTCGGCAAACCAATAGCCGATGATGGTGCCGATGGCGACGGAAGAAGTCGGGTCCATCAGCGCCTCGCGGCCGAATGTGAAAATTGCGATGATGATGAGAATGGAACCGGTCAGAAGAGCAAAAGTTATCGCCGGGCGAACGAAGTCATTTTGTTGCGCAGCAAGCCTTCTCGCCGAATCCCTGTCTGCCGCCTCGGCGGCGAACTGGCTGAGTTCGGCTTGGAGCTGGTTTTGCTCAGACTGAAGACGGTTTTGTTCGGCCTGGATGGCCAGCTCCTGGAGGCGAACGCGCTCGGCGCTCTGGAGTTCTGCGAGGCGCGCTAGAGCCTCCGGATTCGCGTCTAGAGCGCTCGCGACCGAGGCTGGGTCGGCCTTCGACCCTAGCGCCGTCGCGACGATAGCGCCAACGGCGGCGCCTGCAGGACCACCCAGGAGCGACCCCAGGGCCGGAGCGGCCGCGCCGATCTTACTACCTATGTCCTTCCAGTCCATATTTCGATTCCTCAAAAGAAAGGCGCCATTACAGCGCCTTTCTCTGGCCGTTGACGTTAGAACTCTTCGGCTTCAGTGGCATCGCCCACGCCACCGGCGTCGCCGCGCGGCTGTTCCTGCTTGCTGTAGTCCACCTTCACCTCACCGCCGACGAACGACTTGTACAGATCGGCGGCCGCCTTGAAGTGATCCGGGTTTTTCACCAGGCCTTCCAGTTCGAACTGGACGCCGGACCAGCTGCCCTTGTCGTTCGACATGCCGACAGTGGTCATACGGACCAGGTTGGCGAAAGTCGGCGGCGTGCGCAGGCCCTGCGGAGTCTGAACTTTCTTCTGGGACAGAGCGGTCATGAGCTTCTTCGAGGCCTTGATCTGCGAAGACGACAGGGAGATCAGGGCCTGGCCGAAGTCGCCGGTTTCCGGATCGATGACGATGACGTAATGACCACGGGTGTCGGCGAAGTAATCCGATTTCTTGTCACTGACCGAGCCGTCTTCGTTCGGCGCGTACAGGCGCCCTTCGACTTCCTTGACCTTGGTAGGGTCTTTCATCATTTCCTTGAAGTCTTCGACGCTGATGGACCCTTTGAAACCGCCCTCGGCCTCGCGACCAGCCCAGCGGATGAACTCGCGACGATACGCGGCCGGGATGATCAGCAGACCGGTCTTGCCGTCGTAAATCTTGCCGGTGACGGTATTCAGGAACATGCCGGCCTTCGCGCCCTCGATGTACTTCGGATCGTCTTCATCGACCTGCGGCGACATCTTTTGCAGCACTTGGATGAAGGGAATGGCATAGGAATCTGCGTCAGCCCCTTCGAAACCGGCGCCGTCATACGCGTACAGGTCCATGAAGTCGGGAACGTCAGTAGTCGCGACGGCGCCGCCGTTGGCCACTGCAACGGCCTTGGTTTCTTCAGTTGCTTCGGAAGTCTCGGTTTTCTTGCCAGCCATGTTAGGCTCCTTGTTTGTCGAATTTCAGTTATTTCTAACTGTGGGTTTATAATAACGTAAGTTGCAACTAAGTAAAGCAAATTACATATTAAGCTTTGCTCTTTTTCACCTTCGGCTTCGTGATCTTGGCCTCTTTATATTCGTGGACGCCGATGAAATCTGGCAACTCTTCGCCCTTCTCCAGGTACTCGCGACCGAACGCCTGGAGGGTCTGGTAGTGAACATCGCGGTTGATGGTGGCGTCATAGCCGGCTTCGATGATCGCTTCGGCCGCCTTCTTCGCATCTTCCATTTCGCCGCGACCGAATTCTGCCAGAACTTTGGTCTTGATGATGCCGTCGTTGTCTGTGTCTTCCAGCCACTTCCAGAACTTCGACTTGTTCTCTTCCTTGACGGAAATGATGGCTTTCGGCTCGACTTTTACCGTGCGGCCATCAGCCAAAGTCGTGGTCTTCTGGCCGAGTTCCTCCAGAAGCTCAGGAATGGTGTTGCGCTTGAGGGTCTTCAGCTCTTCCTCTTTTTCGGCCAGCGCCTTTTGTAAATCGAGGATTTCGCCGTCCAGCTGAGACGCCTTGTCCACCAAGTTCAGCAGTCGATGGCCAATGTCGGTAGCTTCGACTGCCATTTCATCCATGACGCCGAAATAGTCAATTTCGCCCGGCGCATTGTCCTTCAGATACTCCGGAACTTCCAATTCTTGCTCGCTCATGTCAGCCTCCAACTTAGTGATGTTCCCTTACTTGAACTAAGTATTGAGTAGATATTATGCCGCATCTTCCTTGATACGGCTACTGATTTACATATTAAATTTCGTCGCGAGTGCTAACGTCAGCCTCGAACACTCCATCAACGACATAACTCGCGAGATTGCGCTTCCACTCCAAACTAGTCTGGATTTTCTCGTCGATGGAGTCCAGGCAGATGAGGTCGAAGTACAGAACAGAGTTGACGGTCCCGATGCGATGGTTCCTGTCTTCGGACTGCATCCGCAACTCGTTGTCTTCGTCGGTCGTGTAGTAAATTGCCACGTCTGCGGCGGTGAGCGTGATTCCGATCCCAGCTGCGGCCGGGTTGCCCAGGAAGACTTGGACGCGCTTGGCCTGAAAATCATCGATCAGCTTTTCTCGTTCGTCCTCTTTGGTCTCGCCATAATAGGTTCCAAACGAAATTCCTTGGGTCTCAAGATACGCAGCGATCTGACCGATTTCATGAATCCGCATCGCCCAGATGATGATAGACCGTTCCGGGTCTTCCTCCAACAGACCCTCCAGAAGGTCGGTGAACACTGCGAATCGCGGGTTATCTTCGGGCGGCAGGATCACCGGTTCCCCATAAACGTTGATATAGCCAGATGCCACTTGCTTGAGTTTCGAACGAGCCGCAGCGGCGTCGAACGATACATCCAACATGAAATCTTCGTTCTTGAGCACGAAGTGGTAGTCTTCTTCCACTCGCTGATAAACCTTCCTTTGCTCAGGCGACATTTCGAAATATATGCGCTTGTAAACCTTTTCTGGCAGGAATGGTAATGCCTCTTTCTTCGTGACCCGGAAGCTGTGCGGCTCGATCAGGGACCGCAGTTTGTCGAGATTTCGGAATACTGGCCGCCCCAGATCGTCTTTCTCGACGAGCTGAGGGGGAACGGTCCTCTTTCCATCCAATTTGCGCATGATGGCTATCATTCGTGGATCGTCACTGGGAACAAGAACAGAAAATTCGGCCACGAACGCCCGATAGGATTTCGTCCCAAGAATGCCATCGCGCAAAAATTGAAACTGCATGAACAAATCCGTAGGCGCTCGCGTCAGAGGCGTGCCAGAAAGTATGCGACGCGCCACGGCCTTCTCGCCCAGTTCTACAATTTTCTTTGCGCGTTTCGCCTGTGGGTTTTTGATCCTCGTTGATTCGTCCACAATCGCGCATACTCTGAACGTCTTGAGGAACCGCTTGACTTCGTCATAGCCAGCCTGATGGTTGATGGCATCGACGTTGATGGCAAATACCCGAAGCACTTTTTCGTCGGAGAACGTCTCGGCATACAGGCGATCCAAACGCGCCCTAGCCTTTTTGGAAGTCGGTCTGCCGCGCCAATCCACGCACAGGGTCTTGACTGCGACGTGAGTAGGAATTTCGCGCAGAATCCAGTTGGTATGTACGCCTTTGGGGGCGACGATAAGCAGCGCGTCAACCCTTCCTTGCAGGAAGAGCCTAACTGAGTCTGCCAAAGTAGTCCAGGTCTTCCCGGTGCCCTGCTCCATCAGGTATGCGAAATTCCTTTTGTTAAGGGAAGCTTCCAGGGCATTGAACTGGTGTTGCATCGCCTCGGTCTTCATACCCTTGACTGGAAAGGTTTTGGCTTTCATTTGTTCTCCAGATCGGCGAGAAATTGAATGATGTTGTCCAGTCCTTCTGCATGACTCGCGACTTCCACCAGGTCGCGGCTGTTAAGATCGAACAGATCGAGCATGGGATTCAGGAGCAGCCAATCGGTTCCGATTTTCACCAGAACGAAGCCGCGACCGCCCCAGCCGATCCGCTCCCGAAGGAAAGGGATTTGCCCAGGCTCGAAACAGCGCGCCATTGGGCAGGTCGAGGTGCGCTTTGGCCAAGCTTCCAGAGCCTTGAACTCGACCCAAAACTGGACACCGTGACGATTCAGACAGATCGAATCGGACATGCCAGACCGGCGCGTCTCCAGGAAATCGACCAGGATTCTGCCTAGCGAGCGTTGCTTAAACACATTCGCGGCTTTCGTTTCGCGATCATTCATCGCCATTCCCCTCTTCTGAATCTTTCTCTGCTTGCGCTGCCAACTTTGCTTTCTCGCGTTCGGTCAATATCCGCTTGACGGCCTTCACGATGAACATATCGATTCCGCTGAGCTTCCATCCTTTGATGAGGAACCAAGAGCCGGTCGGCGTCCCTTCGGCAATATTCTTCCCGTACCGAAGATATTTTTCAGGGCGAATCCTGAAACGAATCGGTTGGTCAACCGAGTCATCCACGCACATCAAATCGAGGAACTGCGACTGGCCTTTGTACATCGGATTCTTTCCTTGGTCAGCCCTCTTCTTCTGGCGGATCGGTTCATTCTCATCCGACAGAACTTTCTTCACCAGCTTGACGATAACTAGGCCATCGTCGCCATCGCGGATATCCCGAATGTTCTGAATGGGATTTCCGGAAGTCACCCCAACCAACTCAGGATTGTCATATGCATGGCCCCAGAGCGTATGAGATTCGTTCAAATCCGCGAATTGAACCTCAGAATTGGACAAACTCGCGGCAACTTTCTCCCAATCCTGAAGCGTTTTAAGATGGGAGCCGGCCAGCTCTTTATATTGCGCCTTCAACTCCTTCAGTTCAGCTTTCAACTCCTTTAGATCAGCTTTGAGCAGCTTCTCCAGTTCTTTGTCTCTGCTGACTTTCGCCGAAAGAATCTGGGCTTCCAGCGCGGCAACGTCATCAGCCTTATCCTCTACATCCTGCGCCGAAATCGGGCAATTGGCCAGGGCAATCCTCGCGACCTTGACTTCCTCGCGAAGACGCAAGAATCGCTCGGCCTTAGCCGGGCCGAAGCCTTTGGCGTTCATGATGCCGCCGATCAGGCGTCCGTCCGCTACAACCCAGTTGAGTTCGGAATGCTCCGGGTCCAGGGCCGTATATTCTACGCCTTCTTTGGCCAATTCGCGAAGGATAGACACAGTTTGCTGGTCGTCCTTCGCCGCCCGAAGGCACGCGGCCGCGTATTCCAGGCGATGATACCGCTTCATGTAGCAAGTCCAGTACGTCACCACGGCATAGCTTACCGAGTGGGAGCGGTTGAATCCCCAGGCTCCGAACGTCACCATTTCCTGCCAAACTCGGTGAGCGTCTTCCGGGGCGACGCCTATGGTCTTGGCGCCTTCGATGAACAGTTCTCGGCGCTTGTTGAAGAACTCTTCACCCTTTCGCGCCGACATCGCTTTCCGGATTGCCGACGTTTGTTCCCAGTCGAACTGACCGATGTCCTTCACAATTGACATGATCTGTTCTTGGTACAGGAACACGCCATACGTACCAGACAGATACTGCTCGACCTGCGGAACGGTATAGGTCACAGGCTCGCGACCAGCCACGCGCTCGATGTATTTAGTGGCCATTCCCGAAGACAACGGACCCGGACGAGCGAGCGCCGTGATGTGGTCGATGTTTTCGAACGCGGTGATATTGATCGCGTTTGCGACCGAACGAACTGCCTGCCCTTCGAACTGGAAAATGCCGGACATTTTGTCTTCGTTGAGAACATCCAGGACCGCCTTGTCGTTCAAAGGCAAGTCGTACAACTCCTGCGCAGTCACACAGTTCGCGTCCTGGATGACGCCCAGAGTTCGAAGGCCGAGCGCATCGATCTTGAGGAGATTCAAATATTCCGAATCCGGCTTATCGAGCTGCGCGACGCCTTCAGAAGTTACCGTACAGAAGTCGATAACTTCATCGTTGCAGACCAGGATGCCTGCCGCGTGTACGCCAGAGTGGGATGGGTGAATTTCGAGGTCGCCCATGCAGGCGGACGCGATCTCATACTTTTCGCGGAAGTCGCGGCCGGGCTGAGTTTTTTCGAAAGTATCCTCCAATCCTTTTCCATATCGTTCGTCCGCCGAAGTATATTCAATGATCGAGTTTTTGATGTTATCGGTATCATGGAATGGAATGCCGAAGCGCTTCCCGACGTGAGCGATAACCGACGCGGCCTTCAGCGTATTGATGTTACCGAGCTTCACCACGTTCCAAGTGCCGTATTTCTGCTGGAGATATTCGAACACTAGATAGCGATGGGTATCGGCGAAGTCGATATCTATATCGGGAAGATCGGAACGGGAAATGTCGATAAAGCGCTGGAAGAGAAGGCGATGCGGGAGCGGATCAACCTCGGTAATACCCAGCAGGTAGCAGACCAAAGAGCCGGCCGAAGAGCCGCGAGCCGGGCCGACCAGCATGTGCTTCTTGGCGAACGCAACCAGATCGGCTACCACCAGGAAGTAGCTGTCGAAGTCTTTCAGCTGAATTTGCTTGATTTCTTCCTGGAACCGATCTTCGTAAGCTTGGGTCCATTCCTTGATGTGGCCGCGACTGAGACGGTAGGCTTGGCCCTCGCGAGCCAGGGCGACGATATCACCATCTAGGTGGATCATTGGCGCTTTTGCCAGTTTTACATCGACCAGCTGCTCGACCACCGCACGAGTATTGGCGGCGGCGGCATCGAACTCTTCGCGAGTCATGATGTGGCGTAAACGGCTCCACAACTCCTCTTCGGTGGCGATGTGGCGAAGGCCGACCGATTCCCGCACCTTCCAGGCCGACGCGAAATCAGCATGGTCGATGGACGGCATGTCGTTGTAAGAGGTAATTACCACCGGCTTTCCGAATGCCCTGGCCGTCTCCATAGCGCCGTGCGCGGCGACCATCGACGCGGGATTGATGTCAATGTAGTCGATTCCGGCCAGATCCAGATGGGCATAGGCCTCGCCAGCGAATTTGATGACGCCGTCAGCTTCCTGGAATTCTTGCGGAGTCAATCCTTGATTCTGGACCGACTTGGAAGTCAAGCGGTAGAACTTCTTGGTGTCCTTGGCGAGCACCCAGGCTTTGAGCTTCAGCTCTTTCTCGCCATCGTCGGCGCATTTGATCGGGATTTCCATGCCGAATCCGCGAGGCAGTTCTGCCTTGGTAGCGGCTTGTTCCCAACGGACGTGACCCCATGTTCCATCATCGACGATGGCGACGAATGGGGATTCGATCTCTTTGGCGCGCTCGATGATCTCCGGGAATCGACCATATGCGGCGCCGTAGGAGTAACCAGAGCGAACGCGGAGCTGAGGGAAAGACATCATGCGGCCTCCATTGCTTGATACGCCCGATACACTCCCATGCGCTTGCAGACTTCGTGGAGCAGCCGCACGTCGTCGAGCGCCCGGTGTTTCTGTACATATGGGCCGCAGTAGTGCTCATAAAGATGTTGCAGCCGCATGCGGTGGCCGAACAACGGCGCCGACTCTTCCACAGTACAGATATCGAGCGATGGGAAATTGACTTCGTCCAGGCCGAACTTGCCGCGAGCCAGATCGCAGGTCAGCATGAACTTATCGAATGGCAGGTTGTGGGCAATATTCGCGTCGGCTCTGGAAAAGAAGTCGCGAACTTTCTGGCGCTGATCGAGGAAAGATGGGTGCTTGATCAGGTCTTCGTTCTTCAACCCGGTGATCTTGGTGATGATTTCCTCGATAACGATTCCAGGATTGCAGATGAACTCTACTTCATCCAAAATCTTTTCGCCATCAGTTATCACGCCGGCGAATTCGATGATTCTCGGCTGCTTTCTCAGACTCACCCTTTGGTGGAACGGGAGTCCTGTGGTCTCAGTATCCCATACAGCGAATATCATGTTTGTTCCCTCTTATGTCGAAAGGCCGGCTGCTTTCGCGACCGGCCTGAGGAGTATACCGCGACGGCTGAAGATTTACGCCTTCTGTCCGTCTTTCGGCGTGATGCGGCCGGAGCGCATGGTGGCGTGAACAAACGCCGAATAGTTGATCGAGTCCAAGGCCGAATCGGCATCCTTGAACCCGCTATTCGCCAGGCGAGTGAGTTTGCCCACCATATGCATCACGAACAGGGCGAGCCGATGGTCATCTGCTGTCTTCGCCACCAGGCCGTTCGGGAAGAGGATTTCCATGATCTTTCCGTACATCAGGTCATTGCGACCATAGGTGCTCTGGCGGGCGCGGAAGACTTCTGCTGCGGCGTACAGATTGTTGAGAACATCTTCCGCGAAATCATCGGGATGAGCGTCATCTTCGCCAGGCCAGACGGATTCCATGGCGAACGGCGCGGCGTCTTCGGTCGGGTCTTCGGACTGAGCCGTTTCAGCGAGCGGAGACGGGGCTTTCGCAAACGCCTCGTCGAGGGTAGGGGCGGAGTTCGGGGCGGCCGGGAACGGCTCGCCTGCCATGTCGTTGGGCGCGCTATCGGGGTCGCTATCGGCCGCGACGGCGAAGAACGGCGCATCGCAACCTTCCAGGTTCAGGATGTAGGAGTCGATCCCCAGGCTATTGTAGGCATCGATGATGTCCTGGCGATCATCGAACGCCGCGACGATCTTGGTGACGCCTTCGATTTTCTTCAGGATGTCGAGCGCGACTGCCCGCTTGAACTGAGGTGCCGGCTCGGTGTTACCATACGGCCGCATGATGAGTTCATACTCGCGATGTTCGGCGATGCCGAGTTCGCGGTGGAGCTTGGCCCTGGTCTGGAAAAAGTGGTTGTCGGTTCGGCCGGTGATGAAGAAGATCATGAGGTCGGCGTCGATGGCATTCCTGATGCGACCTACAGCGTGCGGGTTGAGAGTGTCCTTGTCGAGACGAGAATGATACTCGTCCCATTGCCGTTCCAAGGCGAAGCTCTTGCGGTGGCTATCGTCGAATACGCAGCCGTCCAGGTCGAAGATGATGATGCCATTCTTTGGTTTGCGTTCCATATTCAGATTTCCTTACTGGTTGCTTTCTGGGTGACGGTTTTATCGATGAACGCCCCATCAGAAGTGAGGCGGAAAACTTCGCCATTCTGGATGAAATCGAACGATTGCACGTTCATCGTGATGCGAATGGATTCGCTGCCGTTGGTCACTTCGACTTGTGCGATGTCGCCAACTTTCTCGACAATGATCTTCATGTTACATGGACTTCCCATTGACGGCCACAGGGTTGGCCTCTTGTTTTTCCGATCCCCAGAAATCGCGGCGCAGTTCTTCCTGCTCGGCCGAGCGATCCATCCAGGGGCGATAGAACTTGCACTGGTAGATAGGTTCCAACGGAACATCAATCACAGGAATCTGACCTGGCTTTGTCTCCAGAGCGGCCATGAACCGGTCATAGGATTTCTGCTGGATTTCCTCTTCATTCATCACCTTCGACCCATAGCGCGGGAAGGCGCAGGAGCCGGTGGCGACGCAGTGCGGCTGGAGCAGGCTGTCGAACATAGGATAGACTTCCAGAACCAGCCGGCGCATTTCGCGGAATACTTCCTGATATTCACCCTGGGTCCGAACGCACAGGCGAACCTTCGCCATGTCGCTGAGAGTCCGCAGATTGAACTTGGCCGCGATCTTCGTTTCCATGTTGGAAGGGATGATGGCACGAGCGTCCTGGAGCGACGCGCCGGCCTCCAGAAGCTTCTGGTAGCTGGTTTGCGCGTCGGCAATGGCGTCATGCCACAGACGGTTCAGCTCTTCGCGGACATGGTAGGTCGGGTCAGGCTCGCCATTTACCGTAGCCGGTTCGTCGAATTCCCAGCGGAAGGCTTCCGGCTGAACGACGGCGCTGATTTCCAGAGCGCGACTGGTTTCCTGCTGGTAAGCCCCGGTGCGAGTCCGAACGAGTTGATGGGTGAAATTCTTGCTGACGCCCTCGATCTGGAAAATGAAGTCCACGAACTCGAACGGCGAGCGGATGGTGTCCAGCATGTACTTCCAGTGGTCAAGCTTTTCGGCCTCGGTCATGGTCGCCGGGTCTTGGCCGCGCATGCGAGTGGATTTCGTCCCCAGGAGAAGTTCCCAGGCGTTCTGGGTGTAACTGATCAGAGAAATTTTCATCAGAAATCTTCCGGAATTGGCGTGAAGTGGAATTTTTTGGTTAGATCCAGGGCCAGGCCTTGGGCTTGCTCTTTACGAAGGCCATACTGCTCTATCTCTTCCTTGAGCAGTTCGCAGGCCTCCAGACGCGACTCATACTCTTCAGCCTCCTGAACGGATGAGAAAACGGTTCCATCAGAGGTTCTGTACACAAGTTCAATCGACATGATGACCTCAGTAGCAGCGGATGATTTCGGCGCGGATATCTCGACGGTCGAGGTAGTGCTCACGAATCTTATCGCGGGCGCGCTCGGCCTCTTCTCGACTGCCGAACGACAGGTTGAACGAAGTGAAAGGCTTATCGTCCAGTTCAGCGCCGGTTTGATACAGGATGCCTACCAGAACGAAAGACGGCGCGGTCTTCGGCTGCTGGTCGGCTTGCATTTCGAGTTCGAGGAAGGACATAGGAACCTCTTCAGGATGATCTGGTGCGTAAATTAATAGCGCTCCTGCTGAGCAGCTACGGTTTCCGGCTCGTAGATGAGCATGTCAACGATTTCCGGGCACTGGCCTTTCACCCAGTCGATGGCCGCGACCAGTGTGGTGGAAGCGGAGAAAGAGAAAGTGCGGTAAGACTCATGGATGTACGGCGACCCCATCGAATCGCGCTCGGTCGTGCGAGAAATGACTGCTTTGATATTAACGATCCGGCCCATCTTCGGCCTCCACTTTAGCGATTATATCTGACAGGCTCAGCTTCTCGCCATTCAGGAAATAACTGGCGCGAAACTTCCTGTCACCCTCTGGCCCGACGATCCGGGCCGTTATGGTGAGACTCCCGCCGCCAAGGGCATCGGTGTCCCTGAAGAAAGCCAGCAGCGCCCGCTTGAGCGCTGCCTCGCGAGGATCGACGGCCATTAACCTACCACGTTCCAGCCGTGCTGAGCGCACCAAACCGCACCGGCCCCTGCAGGAAGGCTATTCAGAAGGAACACAGGAGTCAGGCGGCCGTCCTCGGTCATATGTATGAAGTAGCGGGCGCCTTCACCGAGCCATTCGGCCTTGGCGATAGCGCGTTCGAGATTGGCCTTGGTGGCGTAGGTTTTGGTGTGGTTCTTGTCGGTGGAGAAGGTTACTTCGCGGGCCATTTGTCGATTCCTTTTGGTTGAAGGGTTTCGCGTTTCGATGAGGGAATATTACGCCCACCTGATCCAGAAGTAAAGCACTTTTGTAAATTACTTCACGAACATCTGCTTGGCCTTCTGATAAGACGAAGAAGTCATCAGGCGCTCGATGACGTCCATGTCAGAAACCAGATCGTCCAGAAGGACGTTTCGCCAAGTCGCGAACCGACCTAGCGAGAAGATGCCGGCTTCATGGGTGAGATTCCAGATCATGGATTCGCGCTCGTCGCGACCGAGCGGAATGATTTTACCCTTGGTCTGGATGGTCGGCTCGCCGTCCTGAATGAGATTCTTCTTCCTGATGCCGAAGGCCGAGCAGACGTCATCCAGGTCCCAGGCGCTGTCCCATTCGATGGTTTCGATTTCACCATCTACAGTCTCCACGACGCCCTTAGTAACGGATTCGACGATAAGGGTGTCGCCGGTGATGGACGCTCGAAACGTTCCCACTTCGGGACCAGGGAAATACACCGTCTGGAAGACATCGCAAGGAATGGAAAGCTTGTATCGACTCACGACGATGGAGGTTCCTTCGCCGAATGACTGGTCGATCCCCAGGTCCAGCCCTGCCGCAGCCAGATTGGCGCGGAATGGCGCCGTGCTGATGATATTAACGTGATCGTCTTGCCGGCGAAGGAACTGGAAGAAAGAGGCGTCGAAAGGCCTGCCCCAGCTGATGCGATTCGCCAGCTTAGCGACCAGCTGCTCATAGTAGTCGGCCGGAGCGATCCACCGCTTTTCGGTCGCCATATTCCAGATGGACCGATCCGACAGGCCGCCCGTTACTTTCCTGGAGTACATGTTGCAGTGGTCGATGCGCGGCTGGGAGATGAACTCGCCGTCGATGTAGATAGCTTTGTGTACAGTGACTTCGCGGAACGGGATACCGGTGAGTTGGCCAATTACTGGCGAGCGGAATCGCAAGAGTGCGTTGTGACGCTCCTTGTTCTCCGGCGTCGCCGCGTCGATGATTTGGGCTTGAGGAAAGCGATGCGCGGCGATCAGTCCGGCGAGTCCAGCACCTACGATGATGACTTTCTGATCAGGAATCATGATGTGTTCCTTCTGAGTGTACAAAACTTGAGAGGATAAAAAAGGGACCCATTTTCATGAGTCCCTTGAAGAGCTAGACGATTCGGTCTCAGAAGAGCGGCGGCTTACTCTTCTTCACCATCGGAACCGTCGGCGCCCTGACCTTCACCGTCGTGCTCCTGGCCTTCATCGGCCTTCTCGTCATCGCCCTGGCCAGCTTCGTCTTCCTTCGAAGCGATGGCAACCAGATCGACCCAGCCCATGATTTCCAGCTTGCTCAGATAGCTGCGAACCGAGGTGCCGTACAGCAGGTGGGCCACCTTCTCGCCGAAGGATTCGATTTCGACCGGCTCACCAACGGTGCAGTGCTCGTTGATGTAAGCAAACACCTTGCCGCGAGTCGAGAAGGCCTGCGGGGTTCCATGGCCGTCGCCGGTCGGGATGAAGTGAGTGGCGCGGGGGCGACGCGAGCCGTTGGACTTCAGGTCTTCGCGGCGGGCTTCGGCCTTCGCGCGGCGCTCTTCCTGCTCTTCCTTGCGGCGCTGCTTCTCGGCTTCGCGCTCTGCCTTCTTCTGCTCGGCCAGGCGCTTGCGCTCTTCTTCGCGTGCGGCTTTCTGGGCTTCCTGCGCGGCCTTCTGCGCGCTCGGCTTCCTTCTCGGCCTTCTTCTGCTCGCGCTCGGCTTCCTTCGCCTTGGCCTTCTCGGCCTGCTCGGCTTCCTTCGCCTTGGCCTTTTCAGCGCGCTCGGCTTCCTTGGCGGCGGCCTTTTCCTTCGCCTTCTCGGCGCGCTCGGCTTCTTTCTTCTCGCGCTCGGCTTTGCGCTTCTCTTCGCGCTCGGCTTTCTTCTGCTCGGCTTCCTTGGCCTTGGCTTCGGCCTTCTCGGCGCGCTCGCGCTCTTTACGTTGGCGCTCAGCGGCCTTCTCGGCCTTGCGCAGGGCAGCGGCTTGTTCCTTGGTCAGCTCTTCGCCTTGGGTCTGTTCGTTCTGGTCCTTCTGTTCCATGTTCTTACTCCGGGAATGTTTAAAGGGATGGCTTATTGGCCTGTGAGGGGATTATCTCTAAACTAATTGAAGAAGGGAATACCCTTAGCCTGAACTTTCCTAAATATTTTCTTTCGGGAAAGTCCAAACTCTAGGGAACTTATTTATGTTCGAGAAGTTCCTAGCTTTTACGCAAGAACAGTAAGTATTCGATTGCGCGAGTTATCCCAGTATACATCAACTGACTATAAGGGATGGACGGCAAGTTTTCTTCCAACATGGCGACCCGTTTCCATTCCGATCCCTGCGACTTATGGAACGTCATCGCCCAGCCGAAGTCGAATCCGCCAATGGCCTTCTGCGCCTCCAGCCGCGCATCTTCCTCGACCGAAAAGCTCAAGGGATTGAACTTCACCCAGCGCTCATAGTTCGTGCCGATAATGCGAACTTTGGCAAACAGCATCTCATCAGGCTCGTCATCATCTTCTTGCCCTTCAGGAACTGGCTTGAAGTCCAGCAGAATGGCTTGTTCGCCGTTCATGATTCCATATTCGTGCTGGTTCCCGGTGCATACCAGCTTCTCACCGATTCCTGGCTGCACGCCTTTGTAGCCGAGGATTCGCCGAGCGCGCGCGTTCAAGCGACGACGAGTATTGTTGTAAGCACAAAGAATCACGCCATCGTCGTCCAGGAACGTCCGCATTTCATCATCCGACATATCGAAGCCGGCCCGGACCAATATGTCGTCATACTCGCGGCAGGGCAGGCGCTTTCCCTGGCGGACGAACATCGACGCCCGAACGATATTGCCAGCGTTGCGCTCGATTTCGGTCATGATGGTGTCACAGCTGTTCTCGTGAAAAATCTGGACGCCGCGTACAGGAGGAACTTGGCCAAAGTCGCCAATCTCCAGAACCGGAATTCGGTGCGACAACAGGCGCTCTTCATCCCACTCGCCGATCATGGACGACTCGTCGAGAACTACCAACTTCGGTTTCTCGTCGAGCGAGTCTTTGTTGGCAAACATGATTTCGCCGTCTTCATCTTCACCAATCGGTCGATAGATAAAGCTGTGAAGAGTCCGGGCATTGACGCAACCTTTCTCACGAAGCCGAGCGGCAGCCTTTCCGGTCGGCGCGATGAAGACTGTCCAGTCCATCGAGCAGCAAAGTTCGGCGATGATCTTCGCAATAGAAGTCTTACCAGTTCCTGCAAAACCGGCGAGTCGATAGACCTGGCGGCGGTGCGCTCGATCACACCAACCGCGATACCAGTTAACGACGGAATTAATCGCGTCGATCTGCTGGCTATTAGGTCGGAAGCCGAATCGCTCTTCGATCTGATCGACGGTGAAGTTAGATGCTGACATATTTGCGTTCTCCAACGCTAGGTTTAATTGAATTGAGACTCAGTTTAAGCAGACCGTCCACAGACCACCCAGTATCACGACGATATTTGCGGCCGTGCGGATCGACATAGAAGTTTTTCGTGCGCCGCAACAGGACATAGTGCCAAGCAGCGCCGAGTGCATGAACCCTTCCTTTATAAGGGAAGGCCTTAAGTTGCTCTGCGGCCTTCTTCGCCCCAGGGAGCCAGCGGACGGTCGAAAGGACCAAGACCGCACCCTTGACAGCCTGGGAAGCGGCGCGGCCGTCCTGTGGGCTATAGCGATGTCTATCGGGGTCTACCCAGTGGTGGTTGCCGCGCCGGAGCTTCACCGTCCGGGACCGGCCCTCAAACACCACAGTACCTTCGTGAGTAAAAATATGTTCCGCCATGGAATGTTCCTTATAACGTACAGTTCTGCTTTACCTCTGCGCAAGAAGAGTATACTATCAGCTGACTCGTCAAAGCGAGCTAATTTAATCCGACTTTACTTCGGCAGGAAAGTGGCCGATACTAGCGCCGCCGCCTGTACTGCCCTCCAAAACAGAGGATACATTAAATGCAAGAATGCAAGATTTCCCGCGACCAACTCCCGGTCGGCAATCCGAATCCCAATGTCGACAAGACTCGCGACCCGAACCTAAAGCCCGGCTACCTGCGTCGCAGTCGCGAGCTGGACCCGGCTCTGGCCGTTCGCATCCGTCGCGAGCTGATCCATGCGGAAGCCTCCGACTTGGCCATGGCCGGGTGGGTCAATTCCCAGTCCAGCCTCTATGGATCGAAAGCGTTCCCGCGCCATTCCGTCGTTCGCGTGACTGGGATGGCGGAATCTGAAACGAACATCGGAATGCTCATCGGCTTCATCGAGCACCGCAAGCACGGTGAATGGGCAGTTCTGGAAACTGGGACGAAAGAAGGCGGCGCGATCACCATCCCAGTCGAGAGCATCATGCGTGCGTCATTCGCAGAGGCCGAAGAATTCGCCGAGAAATGGAAGCGTAACCTGGGGTGGCGCCTCCTGCGTCAGCTTCGTGAATGCGGCGCCCTGGCCGGGACTGAAGACGAGTTCCTGCGGCGGATCATCAATCGATACGTTCGTGATCGCACGATCCTCGATCACCACAAAGTCGGCGCGGACAAAGACTACACTGATGCAGTACTCAAAAGCATCGGCGAAACATGGCCGAAGATTCCTTCGGGGAAATTCGTCGGACACCGAGTCGCGCAGCTCCTGATCGGCCACAAGCTAGGTCGAGCGGGGACCATTCTGAATGACCTGGTGGACTTCCTGGAGAAGTTCGCGGCCGGGCGCGATAAAGTTCTCAACATCGCCATCTGTAATTGAGGTGAAGGGATGAACAATAAACCGACGCTGAATCACCACCATCAAACTGCATTGTTGTATCTGTATAACAATCCAAATCAGCCGGCCTTCACAGGTCCCAACAATCAGGCGCTCAATGAACTTCGGCAGATGGGGTATGTAAAGGCGAAAGAATTCGAAAACTGGGCAGGCACCGGCCATCTTAGGATGGAATGGACGCTCACCAAAGCCGGGATTGAGCGCGTCGAAGTCGGGCTTCTGGGGAAGTGCGACGCTTGCAAGGGAATCGGTCAGACTTTGCTTCGGGGGAAGTGTACTGTTTGCAATGGCCGCGGCCAGGGGTGGATCAGCGAATGGTCGCAGAAGCCAATTGAAGATAATCCTCAAATTGTCCCTAAGTTCGAAAAGACCGATGCGAATAGGCTTGCAGACGCCATTGAAGAAATCGGCCGGCTGGAAAAGGCACTGGCCGAATCCGAAAAGCGCGGGAGCGAGCTGGCCGCGAGCTATTGTGACGGCGTAGTCGGCGATGAATACGGCCATCCTTATTGTCGTTATAAAGTGGAACGCGACGCCGCCTTGGCCGAAGTCGAGCGCCTGCGAGAATCAAAAGGCGATCCCTCTGGCAGCTTCGACCGTTGTATGAAGATGATGTACGAGCGCGACGAGAATGCAAAACGACTCGACGCCGCCTTGGCCAGGGTCGCGGAGCTGGAAGGGAAGTTGACGGACTGGGTGCGCGAAGGGTTCCGGCTCAACGAGGCGCTAGCGGTCGCCAAGGCTCAACCCAGCGTGCCGGAGGGGTGGAAGCTCGTACCGATGGACCCGACATCGCAGATGACCTCTGTCGGTCAGTCCCTGCGTTATGACGCGGTAAACAGCATCGGCGAGATTTACCGGCAAATGCTCGCCGTAGCTCCCTCACCCATCAATCCGGCCGCGCATCCTCAGCCGTGCCAGCAACCACAGGCCCATCCTGCCCGCTGCGGGTGCGAGCGGTAAGTGCCAAGTAAGGAGTTTATGTAATGGAACAGCAGAAACCTTCGGAAGTAGATGGAGCCATCGTCATGACCGATCTCGATATTCGCATTCTTCGAAAGGCGAAGCCAGAAGCGCAGGACGAGTGCGCCGTGTCCATGTTCGCAACGGCGATCCGCCAGAAACTGCAGCGCTCCCGCGATAAGGGCCGAGGCGGCTGGATCGACTGCGACGAAGATGTTCTGATCAACGGATTCGCCGAACATGCGCTGAAGGGCAATGAGAACAACCTCCTGGACCTGGCGACGTTCCTGATGTTCATGTGGGTGCGCGGCATCGATGATGCGAAGATTCCCCCGGCGCTCGAAAAGGCGAGACAGCACAAGATCATGGAAGCCTGGAGTCGAATCCATGAAGACGGCCTGAACTCCGCCAGAAAGGCGAGCGCTGCGCGACAGTTCGTGGAAGTGCCGCGACGCAAGGGGCGCCCGGAGCGACTTGCATGAAGCCTCACGAAATAAGACTGGCCCAGGCCGAAGAGTTCCTGCGCGAACTCGGCCGAGGGATTCCGGACGACGAACGGGTAATGGTCGGCTACGCTGAAGAGGCCACAGTCCAAACCGACGAGAACGGCCGCAAGCTCAACGCAGGCTGGTGGCCCGTGCCCTGGAAGGAAGGCAAGTACATCAATTCCAGGTCAAACGCCTACGCCTGTATCTCGTCTTCCATCAAGACGCCCAACCCGAAGACCGGCCAGATGCGATACTGGCGCGGCGAGGCCTCTTTCGGCCACGGCCTGGCGTTAATGGTCGATGACATCGGCTCCGGCAAAGGTTCCAAAGGCGACTTCGACCGCGACGAGTTCCGCGAACGCCTGGAGCCGACCGCGATTGTGGAGACTTCGCCGAACAACTACCAGTTCTGGTATTTCTTCAAAGAGCCGATGTCCCACATGCTTCAGTTTAAGGCATTGCTCTATTCGTTCGTGGACCAGGTGCTAAAGAAAGGCGGTGACAACACCGTCAAAGATGTCAGCCGTTATGGTCGCATGCCATTCGGCTTCAACAACAAGCGCGGGAAAGACGGCAACTTCAAGTATGCCGACGAAAACGGCAAACCCGAACTCGTGCGTCTGTATCACGCAGACTATTCCAAGCGCTACTCGCCAGAGGAAATCACCCAGGCCTTCGGCGTCCGTATCATTATGCCACAGATGAAGAAGGTGGAGATAAATCGCGACGATTGGGTTTATGACCAAGTATGGCTGAAGTATGCCGAGCATATCTGTACGAAGTACAAGATGGGTGAGGCAGCGGGCGGCCAAGTCCAACAGAATATGTCCGGCAAATATCGCATCCGCTGCCCATGGGGAGACGAGCATACAAATGGCGATCCATTCGGCGCCTACTTTCGCGGGCCGATCCCTGGAGCTGAGCACGAATATGTATTCGGCTGCGGCCACGATACTTGCCGCAAAGAGCATCGTCGGACGTGGGCTGCCTTCACGGATGAAGTCGTGCTACCCTATATCGTCGAACAATTGGAAAGAATCAACCGCCGTCATATCGGTGAGGAGTAGACAATATGCAAAACGATCCTGGAATCCTGATTACCGCCATCGGCTTGCTGTTCCTCGGCCTTATCATCTTCTTCGAAGGCCTAAAGGGATGGAAAATACAAGTCGCAAACTTCCTCGCGTCGCTTCTGTGCTTCTTCTTCGGCCTTTCTGCTTTGACGTTCTGGTTCGTCGTCGCGTTTGACGTATTTTAATCGACGAACGGTACAGAAATTTTCGGATGGGGACGGAACTTATTAGCTATGCCGGTTTAGGTAGGAGATAATAGCCGTCCCTTTCGCCTCAATATGTAGAGGCAATGTTGAATCCGATCATGTAAAGCAGAAGGCGGCAAACCTAACATGATTATCGACGACGATAACATTCTTGATGATGACGAATCGGGGTCCAGTGAGTTCGACCTCACGCAGATAGAAGATGCCGGAATGGACCCTTTGATGACCGCCGCAAGTAAAGCGGCCGATGATGCGATTGCGAGGAATGAGACGTATCGCGCACAAAAGGCGGCAAAGTATGCCGAGGCTTATGCGGAACCAGATTTGAAGAAGCGAGCGCGATTGTTGATGCTCGATCAGGCCTTTGATCTTCCGGTCAGCCGGCTAGTGAAAGGACCGTTCGACGACTTCATCACAAAGTACAGCTCGACTTCAGACAGCAACTACCTCGCGGTCTATGATACGTTGTTCTGTAAGGGCGACGGAACTGTCCCACACCCGCACTTCGACGAGTTTCGCGGCCGGCTGGTGGACCATCGCGGCGTGGCGTTCAACAACAAGACCCTCGACCCGATTGACCTGATGGGCGCCCTCGCGGCTGCGGCCTTGGATGATCCATCGATCAAGAAAACGATTGAGACTTGCTGCGTTTGGGCGCGTCGATATCGCCGCAACTCGCTGATCGAGACGTTTGAGAAGAAGATACCGGAGTGGGACGGCGAAGAGCGAATTAGCACGTTGCTGATCGATCTTTTCAAGCCGTTCGACACCGAATTGAACCGGATGGTGAGCAAGTATTTCTGGCTGAGCCTGTACTGCCGCATCAACTATCCGGGAATCTCGGCGCCGATCTCGCTGGCATTGATTGGTGGGCAGGATGCGGGTAAATCCTATTTCGGCCTGCTGATCTGCAAAGAGCTGTCGGGCGGTCGCGATCTGGCTCCAGTCCAACTCGACCTGAGCCGGCATGACCAGACGCCATTCCTGCGCAACATCACCGGTAACTCGGTTATTGCGAACGTCGGTGAAATGTCCGGCTTCAAAAAGGGCGACATGGAACGCATCAAAGAGTTCCTGGTGCGATCTTCTGATACATTCGACCAGAAGTTTGAGCCGGGCGAGACGATCAAGCGACAATGGATCACCATCATGGACGGCAACGGCTACGATGGACTCCAGCGGGACGACTCTGGTAACCGCCGTTTCTATCCAATGTTCGTGGCGCAACTGCCCGATGAGGATGGAAAGCCGAACTGGGTAAAGCCAGGCGACGGCAACGAACCGTTCAAAGTGGACTTCACCGACTTCGGCCGCAAATTCTGGCAAGCGATGGCCGAGTGCCGCGCCTGGATCGAAGAGCATGGCGTCGATGGCTACCTGAATATGGTGTCGGAGGCAAACCGCGAAGTCCAGAACTTCTCTATTTCGGAAATGGAGAATGCGCGCGGCGTGGTTCGCGACGATACGATTGATATGTATCTGATCAATGTTCTGATCAGTTGCGAGTTTGAAGAGGTTAAGCCTGGTGGGAATTCCAAGACTCCTGGGTGGCGTGTCAATACGGTGGAAATCTTGAAGTGGTTCGATATTCTCGCCAGGAAGAAGCCGATTTCTCGCCATTTAACTCCGCACCTGAAAGCACTTGGGTTCATTCCGAATAAGAACGGCCTGAATGGATGGCTCCTGCCTGCCGATAAAGTTGCCGGTCAGGAAATGATTGGGTCCTTGCCGTCATTCAACGATGCGCTGATATATATGGTCAGGAAGAATGACGCCGCTGTCTCTGATGATGATGCCATGTCGCATGTCCGCAGAGTCAAGGCAGAGCGAGCCAAGATATTGGGCGAGGATTTCTAGTGTACTGATGCAGTTGGGGTGAATTGTGGTTGGAATAGGCCGCCTTCGGGCGGTCTTTTCTTTGGCGCGGAGAACATTAATTTAGCTTGTGAACGGGTGAGGTTTGAAAGCCATGTGGGAATTAGGGTGGCGCGGCGGTGGTGTATTATGGGAAGTTGATAGATTTTCGGTATTGGTCTGGTGTGTATGATGGTTGGATTTTGCGTGAAATGTTGAGAAATTATGGGTTTGAGGTGGATTTTTTGTGGGAAATAGCCGCAAATTCCTGGATAGCGATTCTGACTGGGAAGATGGGAGGCCTACTGCCGCGTGGGTTAGCGGCCAATTTCCCGAATTCCCGGTTTTTCGAGCATGGTTTAAAACTATTCTACAGCGAAAATCGATTGCACAATCCTAATAGAAAAAATCTATCACGGACGTTACCTATCTTTAAAATTAATAAAATTAATGGGAATTTGGTAATTTGGAATAGTTTAGTCTTTGAAAGCCTCGCGGCACTAAGCCTGTACACTACCCGGCAAGTTTCCGATTCCGCTCAACTCGCGGCAGGGTCGCCGGAAACTTCCGTCCTTCCAATCCATGGGCAGCGGCAACACCACGGCGGACTAAGCGGCAAGGTCCAAAACCGGACGAGCGGAACCGGAAATTTGGCAACGGGACAGAATCGCTCATCTGGACATATTCCTAACATTCGATTTAACATTCGATCCAAACACTCACCGCCACCATCACCCGCCACCAGCCAATCCGATCCTCACCCACCAGCATACCTCCCATATAACATCCTATAACACCACCTAACACTCATTCACCATCCAACCCACCCATACCTACCGACCACCCACAAGCAGCCCATAGACGTGCTCCCTGGCCCCATAGTACAATCGCGCCATACTCAGTGTCGCGGCAAAGCACTAGGTCCCATCAACAGCCAGGCAACCGCGACGGTCCAAGAATCGAACTCCAGGGACGCAGCAACAAATGACCGCCAAATCCTACAGACCCGACGATTTAGTCACGCCACAAGAATTCGCTGATCCGCAGTTCGCGGCGATCAACCAGAAGCGTTTCGATCTGTACATCGACCTGCGCGTTCAAGGCTACAGCTCCTGGCGGGTCTTCCGGGCGATCTGGGGCGAAGAGCACATGGACGGGCCGGCCCAGGCTCGCATCTTCGCGATGGAGTCCAACCCGTACTATCGCAAGCAGTTCAAAGCCAAGCTGAATGCGACCAGAACGTCCGATCTGTGGAATCCAAAGACGGCGCTTCACGAACTTCTCCAGATGGTTCGCGATCCCACTGTCAAGGACTCCAGCCGTCTATCGGCCATCAAAGAGCTGAACGTTCTGGCCGAAATCACGTTCGTTGACGAGTCTGGCAAAACCAGGGTCGGTCGCGGATTGGCAGACTTCTACGCATCGGAAGCCGAGGCCCAGACCGCCACCGTCGCTGCTGCGGCCGAAGCCAATGGCTATGTACAGGACGGTAAAGAGGGCGATTTCCCGTCCCCGACGCCGGAACCGACCGAGGAGGACCGCGCCAACCCCATTTAGACATAAAATAACATCGTTCTAGGCCTGAATCGGACCGATCTAAGGCGACGGTAGCGGGTAGGGGCGAAAAACGATTCTAGGGCTGTTCTAGGAAGCCGACCAATAACGATCAGAAGCGACAAAAGCCCCGGACTCTAGTTCAGAATCCGGGGCTTTCTTTTTGTGCTTCTTATTCTCCAGCTTCGATGATTTCGAAGTTGTATTTGACGCCTTCGTGCTCGAAAGTCAATTTGCCGGCCTCCTTCAGCTGCATGCGGAAGCGGATGTGCTTCGAAGAGGGCAGGCCGAACTCGATGAATGCTGCGTTGGTGGACCGGAACTCACCGCGCTTCCCTTTGACGGTCACCGCCACGCCATGACGCTGGGTGCGCTTTTTGGAGACTTCCGGGTCTTTCCAGGAGTTGGCGATGGCTGCGGACAGGTCTTTGGACTCTTTGACCTTCTCTGGCGCTTTCTTCGCCTCTTCGCGCATCTTCCGGATTTCTTCCAGCGCTTCCTCTTCGGTGACCTCTTCCTCCGGCTTCAGATTTTCTTCTTCGGCCTTCTCTTCTTCCTTCTTCTTGGAAGTGCGGGTTTTGTAAACCTTGGCCGGGGCTTCCTCTTCCTGGAAAGCTTCTTCCTCGGCCGGCAGAGCGTTCAGGATGGCGAGGCAGCGACGCTCGGCGGTCTTGCGATCAGAGAAGCGCTTGACAGTCGCATCGGCGTTGTGAGCGTTGTAGAAGGCGACCAGTTCTTTCATTTCTGCGTTCTGGATGTCGCCGAAGGTTTTGATGGAGTTGGTCATTTTGCGATCCTCTGTTTTGGAAGATTTCGTTCGGGCTTCAGTTTGTCGCCCCGTTGAAAGAGATTATGCCTAGGTCGATGCTGCGTGTCTACATTTATTTCAGCATAATGATGACGAACCCGACGAACGGTTGTCGGATGTGAAAACACAGCAGGACAGGCTGCGGTGTTTTCTGGACGATGCTGCGACGGTCAGAAGGTCGGGATCGGCTCGACAGGCAGGTCGCCAGGCTTATCGTTGTCCGACGCGGGAGACGGACTGGACGGGATGGCCCCGGACCGAAGCCCCAGCGGTTCAGGCCGCCTGCTTACCTGCGGTGCCGGAGGCGCGGGCGGAGCTTTTGGTGCTTTCGGCACTGGAGGCGCGGGCGGAGCTGGTGGAGACATCGGCCCTTCTGGGAGGTCGGGAAGGCTCGGTTCTTTCGGCTCGTAGTGAACTGTCGTGTCGTTGCCCGGTTCTGCGGGATCGACGCCTACGAACGGGGTTGTGACGCAGCGCATGTTTGGATAGTTCGGCAGATTCTTCAGGGCGATGGAGTCTGCCCAGACATACGGATTCTTGTGTTTGCCAGGGCCGTGGCTGATGATCTCGGCAGGCATGTGGCCGTTGAGGTTCAGCCACTCCGCCATCCCTTGCCGAGACAGCGGGCTTACCACGATCTGGCCAGTGGCCTCTTCGGCAACGGCGAACAAATCGCCGAGTTTGAATCCGATGATCAAGTAGTTGGACCTGGCCTCGCCGACGAAGGCGACAGTTTCAGTGCCGTGATGGATATCTTGATCTTCCCAGATGTATAGCATGGTGCGCCCTCAGTAAGGTTGCTTGGTGTGCTCGACCAGAGACATTCCGGCAGGAACTTTGAAGCGTATGTACTCGATCATCATCGCAGTTCGGCGACGATTCGTTCCGGACTCGTCATTCACGAAGAGTTCGCACTGGTGCGGAATGACTCGCGTCACCAATGCTTCGCCTTTCGAGCCGTAGAACTTGATGTAGGCTGCGACGCCTCGCGTCATGTTCAGATGGATCGTTTCGCAGAGTCGCTGCGCGGCCGACGCGCTGGAAAGATCTGTCGGGCTGACCGTCACCCAGTAATGGGCATTCGCCGTTTGCTCTTTGTCAGACATCAATGGTCTCCATGGTGAAGCCTCCACCGAATGGCAGAGGCTAGTTGTTAGTCGCGCTTCATCAGGACGACTTTGGTTGATGAGACGTATTTACCGATCCAATCTTCCCAGTAGTCGCCGACCGGACAAGTCAACTCCAGAGTTACTTCACCATGCCAGAGTTCGACCGACAGGATGATGGCCCTGTTTCTTGCTGCTGAGTCGGGTCTGAGTTTAATCAGAATCTCGTCGCCTGTTTTAAGCTCGTCCACCCTTACTACTTTTGCCATGTCGTTCTCCTATGCGATTGAGTTCCAGATGATGGTTGGGTAGTCACTTCTGAGTTTAATCCCGAAATCCTTCCACTCACCGCCGACAAGTGCTGACAATCCGACACTTACTTTGTTGTGCGGAGCAGGACTGGTGCGCAGGACTATGGCTCGACGCCGAATGGGGTCACTGTCGTCCACATGGGTGAGTATTTCATCGCCTACGGTCAGTTCACAAGCCAACATAACCTTGGCCATAATAACCTCCTGTGGAAGGCGCGGCCAGAACGATCCCGACCGCGCCGATGGATTAACGTTTGTGAAGGATGGACACGGAGTCCACGTCGATGATTTTGATGGTACGGCGACGGCGTTTGTTGCTGCGTTCGTGAATAAGAATCAGATCAGCGGATGGAGCTTCGTCCACCACCCATACGTCTTCCGGTTTCTGCGTCCGGAGCAGGACCGTCACTTCAGTACTCTGGGCGAGTCCGTTGCAGATGAACGTGAACTTGGACGAGGGAGTTCTGTACATTTCGAGATTCCTTTTTGGACTTTGGGCCCGGCTTCTCAGCCGGTGAAGAGATTATGCCCTGATTCTCACCGCCGAGTAAAGCATTTATGTATCAATTCTCCCGTCAGGTGGAACCAAAGCGCGGTATCGCTTATGGCTACGCTACCGCGCCATGGACCTTCTTGCTCGCACACTGCGAACCACAAGCTTATTTCCATCCTTGCCAGGACTCGGCCGAAAGATTCAAACCTGCGCCGACTGGCCAATATGTCGACATTCACTCGTCGATTGATCTCGTACCGGCGACCGTTGATGACGAAGACCAGACGTATGGTTTGTCCGTCAAGACACTCCCAGTACCTGGTCTCATATCGGAGCCAATAGCGTTTGCCTGCCGGCCCTACCGTCGTCATCCTTCTATGCTCCTGGCTGCTCCACGGGGACCGGATGGTGGAGTCGGATCGAATCGACCCAGGATGTAGTCGGGCCGACGCGCTTCCTGCGGACAGACGGCGAGAAGGCGCCATCCCGCGTCCAGGGCGTGCTGGAGTTCGTCCGTGCAGCAGTCTTCCTTGAGCAGCAGGCGATTGACGTTCTGGAGGTTCGGGCCAGGGATGGCCGAGCTGGTGTGCGAGTTCCAACCTTCGATGCCGTCCACCATCTGTGGTTGGTTGATGTAGCCTTCGGACCTGCCAGCCAACCGGCTCGCGGCCAGCTCCAGGCGCTCCAGCATTGGCCGCAGAGCGGCTTCCGGGTCAACATCGTCCCAGAGAAGGACCAAGCTGATGATGGTGTACGGATAGTCCTTGTCCAGATCCCAGGCCGAAGCGGTCAGACGGCCCAGGCCGATTTCATTACACATCACGGGAACGTCGTTGCTCCATGTGGACGGCTCCCAGTTCCGCTCACCAGGATTCCCGATTGTTACGCCTTCCAGGTTCCCCAGGAGAACGTGGAGTCTGCTGACGTATTCCGCCTCCAGCGCTTTCCGCTCTTCGTCGGTCTGGTTGTGGCGATAGAAGGATGGAGGGCTGACTTTTGCATGGTAGAGTTTCATGATTGTTCCTATATGTAGGGTTCGACTTCAAAGAATTTTGTCGCAGAACTTCTCGAAAGGACTCTGCCTTTTCTTCTCGCAGACGGCACAGGTGATTTCCAGTGCAGGAATCTCGTTATAGGTCTTGCCGAAGTACAGCCAGCGTTTACATAGGCTTCGACCGTCCGCCATGAAGAAGTGAACTTTTCGAGCAGCGCCGGGTTGTGCCCAGCCGCTCGGCAGCTTACTGGACTTGTTCATGGTGACCCTCTTGTTTAGGTTCTGGAAGCCATTTGTTCATTTCAGACACCCATGCTCCATCGATGTATGCCAGATAGAACATGGCATCCCGACCGAAGCTAAATCCAACATAGAATGAGCCTGGGTCTATTTCCATTCCGGCATGCCCGTGATCTTCGATGTAGAAATCGAACATCGCATAGCTCATACCATCACCATGTCGATTTCGTTGATGAAGAAGTGCACGTCGACACCATCTGCGCGGCCGGTGTAACGCAGACGAGTCGCGCCGTCGATTTTGACTTCTTCTACGCCAATGACTTCCAAGATGGTGTCATTGCAGTACAGCTTGACGAACATCTTTATGCCGGAGCCTACCGCCGCGAAGGCGATCTGCTTATACAGGTCTTGCTTGATCATGCTTTGCGCTCCCGTTTGCTGGTGTATATAGCTTCGACTTCGGCCTCAAGCTTCGCCCAAAGTTCGTTGTCCACCGGACCCCATGGTCCGGTCTGGGTGCCGTCAACCGGCGCGAACTTCCCACCGGCGCGACGATATTTGGAAAGGGTCTGGAGTTCGATGATTCGCCGTTCGTAGGCGTCGAATTGAGGTGTCATTTCGCAATCCTCTTTTGGACGTTCGCGTTTCGATGAGGTGACTATATCTAAGTCGCCTCATCGAGTAAAGCACTTCTGCGAAATTATTTGATATTCTGTAAGGTCAGGAGGCCGGACGATTTGGTCAGTCGATTGAGCCGAGTCTCCACCCGTTGCGGGCGAAGGCCGAGCGACCCGACAGCTTGCGGCACTGAATGGAGCTTCCATCGTCGAAAGTATAGGCTGTGGCCCAGTCCAGGCGCTCACGACGTACTGCCGCATTGGCGATGTCTTCCAGACGGGCTTTAAGGAGTTGCTCGGCTTTAGTCATCTCACACCTCTTTGGTTTATTCACTCTATGAGGTGACTATACCTCAGCCACCTCATCGAGTAAAGCACTTTTGAGAGAATTATCTGAAATTTCTGGAAGCCAGGAATTGTCGCCAGAGCCAGTCAATGTGATCGTTCAGATAGCGCTCGCCATCGGATGACAGAGACAGGCAGCCGTCATTGATGCCGAGTTTGGAACTGGCGATCCGTTCGAATTCGAACTGGAGCGTTCCGGGCCGAGGGATATGGTACATGCAATATTTCTGCACGATCAGCAGTCCTCGAAAGGTTTACGGTTCGCAATTTCCGCGATCCTTTGCATGCCGATGCGATAGAATTCGGCATCTTCGCGCGCCCGCGACAATGCTTCGCGCGCTTCGCAAGCCAACTTGTACTGGTTGTTGGCATTGGCGATGCTTCCGTCCAGGCTTCTGTCAGACTCTTCCCGGAGCGCCTTTTGGGACTCCAGCTCGGCCTCCAGCTCGCGGATTCGAAGGGCGAGCTGGCTATTCGTTTCGGCAGCTTTGTTTTCCAGATCGATGGCCGATTTCGCTGCTGTTTCGAGCCTGTCTTTGTCGGCCATGAGGGTTTCCAGGCTCTTGTCGAGTGCTTCCAGAAGAGTCTTCTTGGACTCCAGCTCCAGCGAAAATTCCACGTTCTGCGCGGATAAGTTCTGCGAGTGCTTTAGCAGTTCGTCAATTCTTCTTTGGTGGCCCTTGATGGCCGAGTTCTTCGTTTCGACTTCGGCCTCCAGATCGCGGATTCTGAGTTGAAGCTGGCGATTCACCTCGGCCATCTTGTCTTCGCGAGCGATGGAATTTTGCAGGCATTCGTCCAGTCGCGAGTTTTCGCGATCAAGCTCCATGGCCGTCAGGCTTTCGTCAGAAGTCACACCTTCGGATTCGTCTTTGCGTCCCTGATCGGCCCGCAGATAATACTGCCCAGCGGCGAACGCCAGAAATGCTCTGGTAGTCACCTCGGTGGCGTTTTGCAAGTAAGAAGACTTGTATCGAGGGACGAACTCGGCATTCTCTTCGTCCCAGCAGAGGCTGTCTGCGAGCGGCCAGAACTTCCGAAACTGGGAGGTGCTGACGCTTACGTCGACGAGGACGATTTTTGTCCCGTCAACGACTTCCAGTTCGAATTTGACGTCACCGTCGATGCTGTTGAAAGGGATTGGCTTGGACACGACAATTCTCCTGTAAATGGCGCGACCAACCGGCCGCGCCTGATGATTACTCTTCGCCTTCGTCCGCGCTCAGCCACTCTTCGAAGGCGAAATTGACCTTAGACTCGACCCAATCTTGAAGCTCATCGGCGAACTCGTCACTGTCGATGTCCATCGGAATGCCAAGAGTTTCTTCATTCCACATTTCGGCATTCAGTTCGAACTGGATGGCCGGTTCGCCGTCCACATTCAGCAGGACGCGATCCGCGACTTCATAATCGTCCAATTCGAAGAGGAAACCGCCGCTGATGATGTGCTGGATGAAAGCTTCGTCGAAGTTGCTGACGTCGATATTGATCTGCTTAGTCATTTCCGGTTCCCTTATTTGGCGAGTTTGTACTGAGCTTTGAGGGCGGTCAGCTTAGCTTTCAGGGCGATCATAGCCTGGCCGCGCAGGCCTTCCATTTCTGCCTCGCTGATGGCGATCTTGGCGGAGCGGATTTGATCGTTGATCTGGGATTTGGTCATTTCTGCGTTCCTCTGTTTTGGAGTGTTTCGCGTTTCGATGAAGAGATTATGACGTTATTCAGAATGTAAGTAAAGCAGAATTGTGAA